GAAGTTAACGATAATATTATTGTTATTAACAATGGCGAAACTGGTGTTGGTGTAACACTTGGACAAGCAGGTATTAGAATTGACAGAGGTAGTTTGCCTGATACACAGATTTTGTTTGACGAAACAATTAACTGGAATGATCCTGTTTCACAAACTATTAGAACAGGTGCATTTACATTAATTGACGAAAACGGTGGTAACATTGGATTACAAGTAAGAAGTATTACAACCGGTGGTGGTGATTTATTTTTAATTAATAGTGGTACTGGTGTTATTAGTGTTAGTGGAACTAACAACTACGAAGATCAAATTACAGACGACGACGATATTCCTAATAAAAAATATGTTGACAACGTTATTGCACAACAGGTTGCCGCGGCAAACTTTACAAGACTAAGAACAGGTACTGCAAGTTTAACAGAAGTTGAAGTGTTTGACAGTGAAACAACTGGACACCCAAGTAACTTTGCTGTTACTGTTGACAGTATTACTACAGCAAACTTCTATAATGATAGAACAGAAATGCATGATTTTAGATTTGTAAATTCTACTATTGAAACTACTAATAGTGGAGCAGATTTAACTTTAAGTGCGCCTGGCACAGGTTCTGTTGTAATTGATGACCAACTACATATTTTAGCAACACCTAGTGTTGATGATAATACTCTTGATCCGGCGGCTCCAACAGATGGTGTTAAAATTTATACTAAAACTCAAGACATTGGAAAAACTGGTATCTATTATGTAAATAGTAATAGTACAAGAGATGAGTTAATAAGCAAAAACAGATCATTACTTTTAAGTATGATATTTTAAGGATGTAAAATGGCAATAGCACAAGCGGCAATTGGAAACACAGATACAACGGTACTAACTGTACCGCCTCAAACTCAGTATGCTATTACAACAGTTATGGTGTGTAATCATGCAGGTTATGATGCGGCAGGAACAAACGATTCGTCATTTGATTTGCATTTTGTAAAGAATACAGAACCAAAATCAAATACAAACATGGTTGTTAAAGAAATGCCTGTTCCAGGTGGAGAGACATTTACTTTTGATTCTGAAAAAATTATTTTAGAATCAGGCGATAGTGTAGTATTACTATCACAAGCACCATTGAATCTAAGTGTTACAGTAAGTTATTTGGAAGTTTAATTATGCGTTTTCTAAGAGCACAATCAACAAATGCAAGAGGAATCTATGGTAATAAAGATATCCGTAGAGACATTAACGGCAAGATTGTCTTAGACAGTGATAATTCTGTTGTGGTTCCAATAGGAACAACTGCACAACGTCCTTCAAGTCCTGAAAACGGAATGATTAGATATAACTCAGATGAAAATGTATTTGAAGATTATGAAAATGGTAGTTGGGCGCCTATTAGACGTTTTGAACCAGCAACTATTGTACAACAAAATTTAGGTAACGGCAATGATGTTGAAACTAAATTTGGTCCGTTAAACAACGGCGATACTTATAACCCTGCTCCAGCATCAGCGGCAAATATTATTGTTACTATTGAAAACGTTTTTCAACTAGCAACTACAAACTATGTACTTGAACAAAACCCAAGCGGTTATGCCGCAGGTTGGTATGTAGTATTTGGTACTCCTGTTCCAACAGGTAAACCAGTAACAGTCCTACATAATTTCGACAAGTAATTCCAATAAATACTGTTAGAGGGAACATAACAGTATGTCACAAATAGCAAGAATATCAGGTCCATTATTAGCATCGAACTTAGTTCGAACACAGTCTGACCTAGCGTTTGAAACTGATCTACTTCATATTGGATCGAGTAATACACGAATAGGTGTCCTTACAAATTCTCCAACAGACCTTGTACAAGTACTAGGACAGTCTTGGTACGGCGATGGTTATTTTACTAGAAAGACATCGGGAAATATTGAAGTTAGTACAACTGGCGTAAGAGCAACAGTTGGAGATATTAATTTAAATTCTGCTAATTTAGTTAGAGCAGAACAGTTACATACTGACAATTTAGTTTTTAATAATAACGATATTACAAGTTTATCAAACAGTGACATAAACTTCCAACCTCATGGAACAGGTATTACACACTTTAGAAAAAATGTAAACCATATTGGAGATATTGATGTTACTGGTAATGTTACTATTCCAGGTAACTTATCTGTTGGCGGTAACTTTGTATTTGGTGATGAAGAAACAGATACAATTAATTTTAGTTTAGTAGATTTTTCACAAGACATAGTTCCTAATAGAACTGAGGATAATCTTAATTTAGGTAGCCCTACAAAAGTTTGGAATAACGTTACAGCCGCAAAAGCAAAATTTGGCGACATTGAAATTGATAATGATTACATAACTACAACAAGTTCGGGTAATAACTTAATTTTAAGAGCAAGTGGTACGGGTGCTATTGTCATTGATGATATGAGAATTAGCGGTAGTACATTAACTACAACAAACTCAACAACATTTAATTTAGATCCGGGTGCTAACATCGGGATTAGCGGAGTTGGAGCACTAAATGTTCCGCACGGTACTGAAGCAGAACGTCCTAACTTGTTTAGAGATGTTCGTTATAATACAACTACAAATTTCTTTGAATTATTTTCAAGTGCATATACTCCGTTAAGGGGTATTTGGAGTGAAGATAGACAGACTTATGTACTAGCAAATGCTGGAAACTATTTCGATTTTACAACAAATGGTGTTACAAATCATACATTGACAGATTTAGGAATTGTGTCAACTAGATTAGTTTCTCAGGATAATCTAACATTTGATAACGGAACTATTAGTAGCCAAGTAACTAATTCAGATATTAATCTAGTACCAAGTTCAGGTACAGTTAGAATGTATGATTTAGATTTTAATGGTGCTACTATTACTAACACAAGTCTAACGAATGATTTTGTGTTTACTAGAACAAATAATGTACCTACGCAATACGGTCGTGTTGAATTTGCAGATACTGGCGGATTTGTAATTCCTTCGGGGTCATTAGCGGCAAGACCGGGTGGTGCAACACTACAAGAAGGTACTACACGTTTTAACGTTACCCTAGGATATCTTGAAACTTATGCTGATGGTAATTGGAATAACGTTTCGGGTGCAGGTGATACAGTTAATGAAGACTACATGGAAGAATTAGGCTTTATCTATACCTTAGCACTAGGTTAATATCCATTTTCGATAAATACTATTAACATACTACAAGACCGATTAAGGGAGAGAGACCCTTAGTTGTAGTATGGGACATACTGTGGTTAGCCAGCAAAGAGCCGAGCAATAATGTAAGGATGAAAATTAGGCTAGAGGGACAGGATCCCCGTATTGAGGAGCAATAAAGTGGCTGTAGGTCGTATTTCGGGTCCGCTTTTAAAGCAAAATCTTCTTCGTAATGGAGTTGATTTAGCATTTGAAACGGATTTACTTTACTTAGATGTTAATAACCGCAAGATCGGCGTCAATACCGCTAGTCCACAATACGATTTAGATATTAACGGAACACTAAGATCAATTGATTCAGTAACTTCAGGTACTGCTTATGTCGGCGATGTACGTATAAGTGGTAATACTGTTGAAACAACTGGAAACACATTACAACTACAAACAGTAGGATCAGACAAAGTTACTTCATTAAAAACTTTTGAAGTAGACGATTTAAGATTTCAAACAAACGTAATTTCTACAACAGTATCAAATGCTGATATTGATATTTTTCCAGACGGAACTGGAGAAGTTAACATTACAGGTCATACTAATATTACAGGTAATTTAGATGTTACAGGAAATATTAATGCTAGTGGTGATGTAACAGTTGCAGGTAACGTTGTAATAGGCGATGAAGCAACAGATACTATTAGCATTAATGCAGGTATTACTTCAGATTTATTACCAGATCAAACTGCAACATACAACTTAGGTACACCAGCAAAAACATGGAATAGTATTCATGCTGGAAGTGCTTACATTGATGACATTCAAATCGATACTGGTGTAATTCAAAACACAGTTTCAAATGCAGATTTAGAATTACGTTACGCAGGTAATGGATCTGTTATTATTGACGATTTTATTTTTAAAGGTAGCAGAATTAGTTCTGCTAATGATATTACTATTGCACCTGCAAGTGGTGTAATGGATATTGACGCTACTGGATCTATTAGAATTCCGTCAGGCACAACAGCACAAAGACCAGCAATTCCAGCAGTTGGTATGATTCGTTATAACACAGATACAAATAAGTTTGAAGGTTATGACGGTAACTGGATTGTACTAACAGGAGTATATGACCTAGATGCTGACACATATATTACAGCAGAATTAACACCAGGTGCAAATGATGATACTATTAGATTTTATGCAGGTGGTTCACTAATTGCTACAGTTACACAACAAGAATTTAATGTTGCTAGATTACAAGTTGACAGTATAAGACTTGACGGTAACACTATCAGTACAACAACTGCTAATACAGACTTAATTTTATCACCAAACGGTACAGGCGGTGTACAAATTGGTGATGTTAATATTAGTGGAAGTACTATAAATAATACTGTAGCCGGCGGTGCTTTAACGTTTTCTAGCCCAAATGGAGGCTATTTTAAGTTTGACGGTACTGAAGGGTTTGTTGTTCCGGTAGGTACTGGTGCTCAAAGACACCCTTCACCAGTTATTGGTATGATGCGTTGGAATACAACAGACGGAAGATTAGAAATTTATGATGGTACACAATGGGATTCAGTTGCAGGTAGTTCAGGTGCTGTTTCACAAACAGATGCACAGAACATTGCATTGGAGTTAGTACTAAGTTTAGGATAAGATATGGCAACATTTTTTAGAAACAAAGTAGAAAAAAGCGTAGGAACACAACCAATTTCAATACTAACTGTGCCACCGGCATCGAAAGTTACAGCAATTGGTATGTCAGTTGCTAATCTACTAGACGGTAATACTAGAGTTAGTATTCAAATTAAAGACGATACAAGTGTATTAGGATATTATATCAAAGATGTTATGATTGCACCTAATGCGGCCTTAAGGGCAATTAATGGTGGTGAGAAATTAGTCTTACCAGGAAATAATGAAGTAGTAGTTACAGCAGATCAAGATGATGCTGTTGACGTAATTCTTAGTTACGTGGAGATTGTATAATGGTACAATATGTAGGATCAGCACCGTTAGAAGGACAAACTAGCGATAGATATTTTTATGCATTGCGTAGGGACGATGACGGACAACTTTTTATTGCAAAGGTTGATATTGCTTCTCCTACAGACGAGTTGCAAGTTAATAGACCAGGTGGTCCAGATGGTAACTTTGCAGAATGGCAAACTGGTGAAGACTTCTTTGAGGGAAGAAACCCTAATCACGAACTAGTTTTTGATAACTTAAACTATGAACAAATGCGTTGGGATGAAAAGAACATTTATTATTATGTAAATGATTCTGGAGAATTGGTGTTACGTATTAACACTAAATATGATTATGATGATACAATTTCAGCAGATCACTTACCATTTGGTTCAAATGCAACAGGATATAGTGGATAATGGCTGAATTTAACCTAGCAAGAATTAGATATACATGGAAAAATATATGGTTGCAAGGTGCGACATATATTAAAGATGATATTATTAGACATGGTGGTAACACTTATGTTTGTATGGTTGGTCACACATCAAGTCAAACAAGTTTTGATCTTGATCTAAGTGCTGATCCACCTAAATGGTTAAAAATGGCAGATGGTTACCAATGGAAAGGTAACTGGGTTGTTGACACACTTTATAAAGAAAACGATCTATTTAAATATGATGGTATTGTATATAGAGTAACACAAGAACATAGATCAAACGAAGACGCCGCAATTGGTATTACCGAAGATGAAGATAAACTTATTGGATTCGCCGCTACTACTAATTGGAGAAGAGACTGGACTCCGTTAACAAGATATAGAAAAAATGATGTTATCTTATATGGTGGTTATGCTTACAACTGTATTCAGGAACACACATCATCATCAGTAGTTTCTGGTCTTGAAGTAGACGCAGATAAATGGCAAATTATTTTCAGAGGCGACAATTTTAGAATTGAATGGCGCCCTTCAACTAGATACAGATATAATGATGTAGTACGTTATGGTGCTATCATTTACAGATGTATCGCAGGACACACTTCAGATTCAAACCCACTAAACGGGCTTGAACAAGACTTAGCACATTGGGAAATTGTAATTTCTGGTGTACGTTATTTAGGCGGTTGGCAAGATGCTGGCGACTCAGTAGGTGTACATTACAGAGTAGGCGACCTTGTCAAGTGGGGTCCTACTATTTGGCGTTGTACAGAACATCATACATCAACAGGTAACTTCCAAGAAGATTTCTTTGATATTTGGATGCCTGGCATGGGTTTTGAAAACGAATGGTCGGCTACAACATATTATCAACCAGGTGACGTAGTTAACTACGGTGGATATACATATACATCAATGACTAATAACGTTGGTAGTGCGCCAAGTGTAACAGGTGTATTCTACGAAGGCGAAAGTTTACAAGGTCAATACGATTGGGAATTATTAATTACCGGTTATAAAATGACAGGCGAATGGGAAGCCGGCATTGAATATAAAACTGGTAGTGTTGTAAGAAATAAAGGTTTTGTTTATATTGCTGTACAAGATAGCCAAGGTGTTCAACCAGATGCACTAGATCCTGAATGGAGAGGATATTACGATCCGGGTTCAACAAGATCTGCAGAAGGGTCTGTTTCAATGTACTGGCAGTTAGTATTAACTGGTCCTTACTACAGAGGCGAATGGTATTCAGATCAAGATTATGTATTAGGTGACATTGTTGTTCAAGCGGGAACAACTTGGAAATGTGTACAAGCACACGAAGGTGACGATTCAACACTAGTTGAACCAGCATTAGATAACGGAAGTTATTGGGAGAAAATGCTTCAAGGTTCGCCTGGTAACGTAATGCAACACAGAGGTGACCTAAGAGGTCACGATGGAACCGACCATGCTAGAATTACTATTGGTGATCCAGGAGATGCATTAAAACAAGTTAACGATCAAGCAACTTGGGAACCATTTGGACAAACACCAAAGGTTTATTATGTTGCTACATCAGGTAGAGATGCTAGTGGATTTGGATTAAGTTCAACATCACCATTTAGATCAGTTAAGTATGCAACACAATATATCTTAGCAGACGAAGCCGCAAGAGCGCCAGCAACAATTTTTGTTGCAACAGGAATTTATGAAGAAATTCTTCCAATTAAAGTTCCGGCAAATGTTGCTATTGTTGGCGATGAACTAAGAAGTACTACAATTAAACCAGCATTAAACAACGAAGAAAGAGATATGTTTCAAGTGCGTAACGGTTGTGGTATTAGAAATATGACCCTACAAGGATTACGTGGATCATTAGGTGAGCCTAATGTGTATGGTGCTCAAGTTCCAACAGCAGGTGCATTCGTAGCACTTGATCCGGGAACAGGCCCAGACGATACAAGTGTTTGGGTTACAAATAAATCAACATACGTACAAAACGTAACAACAATCGGTCATGGATGTGTAGGTCTTAAAGTTGATGGAGAATTACATGACGGTGGTAATAAATCTATTGTTGCAAACGACTTTACACAAGTAATTTCAGAAGGCATTGGAGCCTGGGCAAACAAAGACGGCAGAATGGAACTTGTTTCCGTGTTCACTTATTACTGCCATATTGGTTACTATTGTACAGCAGGTGGTAAAATTCGTGCTACAGTTGGTAATAACTCTTATGGTAAGTTTGGTTCTTTTGCTGAAGGTGAACTAGCAAGTGAAAGTCCTATTACTGCTACAGTAAACAACAGATACTATGATGCCGAAGCACCAACAGTATACAGTAACGCAAATAAAATTTTTGCAATTGGTTATACACACGCCGGCGGCCATTATACAGATGTTACATTTAATATTACAGGTTCAGGTAGCGGAGTTAGTGTAGATAATAACTTTGCTGAATTAAGAAACGGATCGATAAGTGAAATTAGATTACTTGATCCAGGTGATTCATCACCAACAGGTGGTAGAGGACATATTACAGGTATCAGAAACTCGGCACAAGGCGGAGACAATATTTCAATTACTATTGCACAATCAGATAACAATGGTCCTGATTACTATGTTGGTAGAGCAGTACTAGCAGTTAGCAACATTTCGGGAGCAGATCCAAATAGAGTAGATGATCCAGAATTGTTCCCACAAACGTATACTAATGTATCAGGTACATCTAATAATATTTTTGCTAGTGTAGGTACGTTTAATATTACAGTTGACGAAACTGGAAACATTACAGCAATAGTACCAATTAATGGCGGACACAGTCATAGGGTTGGTGATCAAATTACAATTTCAGATGCTGATTTAGGCGACCACGGTGGCGCTGATGTTTCGTTTACAGTTTCTGAAATTTCACCAGGTATGAGAATTATTATTGAAGAAGGTGAAGGTGTTGGTCAATATGGAATTATTGATGAATACTTTGTTACAACAAAGAAAATTAATGTTCTAAGAGAAAGTGATGGTAAACGTGGTTGGGATCATATTGTTCCGGGTTGGGATATTTCAACACAATTAGACGGTTCAACAACATACAGAATTGAATCACGTATTGAACTTGACGAACCTTACTACGAAGAATATAGTTATAACACTGGCAATTCACAAAGTTATCAAACACTTGGATTAACATCTGGTGAAACAAATGCTATATTTCCTTCAGCAGGAACAGACGTAGCATTGTATTCAAATGCGGCAGGCGATCAATGGACTCCTGCAACAGTTGATTCAGGATTTGTAAGACCAAATTGTGGTGTTCAATGTAAAGGATTTTTAAAATATTTCATTACAGTTGGTAACGGTAACAGAGCCAACCTTTCAACAGCGTTAACTGCTTGGGGTTCTGATCCATATCCAATTAACCAACACAACTATGTTGATATTAAAGAAGGTCCGTTTGGTGCGGCATCTCACACAGTTATTGCTATTGCAGATGATTCAGACGAAATTGCAATTTCAAACACTAACGGAACAACTTGGTCATATGTAAACGTTGGCGGCCCTGGTTCAGGATTTAAACACATTGCATATGGTAACGGTAAATGGATTATTGTTAGCGGTTCGGGTGCGGCATGGGAAAGTACAGATGATGGACAATCATGGACTGGTACAACAGCAGTTTGTCCTAATACATATAACGTAACAGGTTTCCGTTTTGGTAACGGAAGATTTGTAGCGGCTTGCCAACCAAATGGTACAGCAACATTCCCATTTGATCCATCAACAACAATGTTAAGTGATAACAGTTCATCAACTACAGCAGTATTTGGTTTAAGTTCAACTTACTTTATAAGTTTCACAGATTTTGCAGAAGGTCCAGGAAATGCTACTTGGAGAGAAGTAGATGGTTCTGCTAATATTAACACTAACGAATGGGGATTAGATTACTCCGACGGGTTGTTTATGTCAATTGATACAGCAGGTAATCTTTTATACAGCGACGGCGGCGATGTTTGGAAATCAAAAGGTCCTTTAACAATTCCTTCAGGCGGAACAGCATACGTACCAAAAGTTTGTGGAACAACTACAACATTTGGTCCACGCTTCTTTATGTTTAATACAACATCACAACAAAATGTAACAGCAATCGACTACGGTGCAAAAGCATTAATGAGAGCATATCCGGTTAACACTGGTAGAATTGAATCATTTACAATAACTGAACCAGGAAGTGGTTATAGAACACAAACACCTCCGTCGGTACATATACATGATACACAAAAAACACAAGACGTTACGTATCAAGTTAGACTAAACAATAGAGTATTAGGACAGCCTACGTTTAAAAACAGAGGATCGTTATATACTAAATTTAATGCTGTAACTATTACAGGTGACGGTTATGCAGACAAGTTCCAACTAGGTGGGGATATTGTTGTTAGTGATCTAACACTAGTTCCGAGCCCAGGCGATAACTTGCGTTTCTCAAGTATTACTGACGTAATTTATAAAGTTGGTACAGCAACAGTACTTGAAGGATCTGTTCCTAATGCAACTGTTAAGATTTCACTAGCACCAAATATGGGTGTTCAAGAATCACCACAACACGGTGAAGCAGTTACAATTAGACAGAACTACAGTCAGGTACGTTTAACATTCCACGATTTCCTAGACATTGGTACAGGCGGATTTGACGATACTAACTATCCATTACTTTATACTGATGGTTATAGTTCAATTAACCCACCAGAACAGATGTGGGAAACACAAGAATATAACGGTGGTAGAGTATTCTACTCAAGTACAGACCAAGACGGTAACTTTAGGGTTGGTGAATTGTTTAAAGTTGAACAGTCAACAGGTATTGTTACAATTAACGCATCACAGTTTGACTTACAAGGTCTAGATGAATTAAGATTGGGTGCATTTATACTTGGTGGTACAAACGCTGTTATTAGAGAATTTTCTAAAGATGGTACATTTACTGCAAACAGTAATGCTATTGTACCAACACAGAAAGCAATCGCTACATATATTCAATCAAGAATTAGTGGTGGTGGTGCAAACGTAGCGGCAAACGCTGTTACTGCTGGTACTGTTAAGTTAAGTAACTTAAATCAAATATCAAACACAGGTGATTTAGCAATTAATATTCCAGTTCCAATGCATATGACTAAGATTCCATCAGGAATGATGATGGCAATGTCCTATTTTAACGTTAATGCAAGTACAATGGGACTTATGGAAACAGACGCTATTGAAGGCGACGGATCATACTATGACGTTGGTGAAAATGGCTGGGATCCAGGAACTGGAGTGTAATGATAAATACTAAAATAAAGCATTTAGGAAGAAAAAATGGCAGAGTTTAAACTAGGTAGAATTAGATTTGTATGGAAAGGTGCGTGGGCATCTAACATCGTATACTTTAAAGACGACATTGTAAGACACGGCGGTAGAGTTTACTTCTGTGCTAATGGACATACGTCATCTGCAGACTTTGCTACAGACGAATCAACAAAATGGAACTTGTTTACTGATGGTATTCAGTGGCAAGGTGCTTGGACTTCCGGAAACTATTACAAACAAAATGACCTAGTTAAGTACGGCGGATACTTATATGTTTGTAACACAGCACACACTTCAGAAGCAGACGATGCACAAGGTGCAGGTATTGCAGGTATACTAGAAACAGATCAAGCAAAATGGGATTTATTTTCTGAAGGATTTGCATGGAAAAACAACTGGACAATTTCAACAGTTTACAAAGTTAACGACATTGTTAAGTACGGCGGCAATTTATATATTTGTAATGCGGCACATACTTCTTCATTAACAAACAATACTGACAGCGATGGATTAGAAGCAGACCAATCCAAGTGGGATATTTTCTCAAGAGGCATGGACTGGAAAACAGACTGGTCAGCAGACACACGATACAAAGTAGGCGATGTTGTTAAGTATGGTGGTCAACTTTATATTTGTAATGAAGGACACAATTCAGCAACAACAGATGCATTAGGTCTTGAAGCAGATCAATCTAAATGGGATTATGTACACAAAGGTATTGAATACCTTTCAGTTCATGCAACAGCAACACGTTATAAAGTTAATGACGTTGTTAAGTATGGCGGCGGACTTTGGATTTGTACAAACGAACATACATCAGGTGCTACTAATTTAAATGACGATATCACATTAACACAGGCTATCGAAAGTATTGATGAGATTAGTGCGGCAGATACAGATAGAACTGCTGGAACATATAGAGATATTGCAGGTACTTCAGCAGGTAGTGGTACAGGACAAAGATTTAATATTTCAATTGACGACCAAGGTGCGGCAACTGTAACTGTTGTTAAAGGTGGTTCAGGTCATGCAGTTGATGATACAATTACAGTACAAGCAAGTGAAATTGGCGGAACTGGTTTAGCACTTACATTTGATGTTGCTACAATTGGTAACGTAACACAATGGCAAGAATTTTTACCAGGATTAGAATTTGAAGATTCGTGGAATTCTTCAACACAATATCAAATTGGTGACTTTGTAACATACGGTGGTTATTCATATGTTGCAAACAATAATAACACTAACGTTGTTCCATTTGGTAATCCAGGGACATGGGATTTATTTACAACAGGATTTAGTTTACAAGGTGACTATAACAATGCAACAGCATATAAAGTTGGTGATGTTGTTAGAGTTGGTGGTTACACTTATCTATGTATAGCAAACTCTACAGGCAACAGACCACCTGATGTAAGTTACTGGGATAGATTAAATCAAGGTATTGAATGGAAAGAATCTTGGACAGATGCAACTTATTATGATTTAGGCGATGCTGTTAGAGGAATCAATAACAATAATACTTATATTTGTGTACAAGCACATACATCAGACGAAGTTGCTGTACAAAACAGACCAGATCAAGATACAAACGGTGACTATTGGAATTTACTAAGTGGTGGTGTTGAGTCAGGTAACTTAACTACTATTGGTGATTTAGTTTACTACGGTGGTTCAGGTCCTACTAGACTTCCAATTGGTAAAGCAGGTCAAGTATTAAAAGTAAACGCGGCAGGTAATGCTCCGGAATGGGCATACTTTGGTCAATTAGATCAAATTTATTATGTTGGTCCAGGTGGAACAGATAACGAAGCACCAGCAAACGGTGTTACAGTTGACAAGCCGTGGGGCTCTGTAAGATGGGCGTGTGATCAAATTAGACAAGGTCCACGTAACCCAAATGCGGCTTCACTACTTTTAAGAAACAGAGCATTTATTCAAGAACAAATTGTTGAATTTGTTGACTACAATATTACAAATAACGTAGATCCGTTTACAAGTTCATTTACATACAACAAAGCAAAATGTCGTAGAGACATGGGTCTTTTAGTTGACGCTATTGTTTGGGATTTAAAACACGGCGGAAACATTAGATCAAGAGAAGCGGCAAGCAAGTATATTAATGGTGCAGTAAACTATGTTGCTAACCAAGAAGACGAAACCAAAGCGGCAATTGATCATGGTGTTGCAATTATGGAAAACATTCTTGCTTCATTGGATCCAGTTACAAACTATGCAACACTTAATAGTGTAGCATCACCGGTTACACAGTTTAAAGATGTATCACTAGAAGCAGAAGCAGATGTTCATGCTAATATTACATCACTAGCAAGTATTGTTACAGTTACAATCACTGACGGTAACCTAACTAACCTACCAACAGCAAACAAACCAAATGTTACATTGTTTGTTAAAACTGGTCAATACAACGAAATGCTACCTATTCCGGTTCCAGCAGATGTTGCTATTGTTGGTGACGAACTACGTTCAACAGAAATTACTGCGGCGGGTTCAGGATACACAAGTGTAACTGATGCAGAATTAACAATTACTGCACTAGGAAGAATTAAAGCAATTATTTCAGACATCATTAATAACAATAGTGTTACTAAAACACCAGCAGGTGCACACTTAACTGTTGACAGTTTTGGAGCGGCAGACGCTTTGAGATCTGCAGGTACGTACAACGGTGTAAGCGGATCAACAAGTGGTACTGGTACAGTTGGTACATTTAACATTACAGTTGACGGAAATGGATCTGTAACTAATGTTGATGTTGTTACTGGTGGTTCAGGACATCTTGTAAATGATATTATTACAATTCAAGATTCAGATCTAGGTGGCGGCGGTGCCCCTAACTTTACAATGGATGTTGCGTCTATTGCACCAGGTAATACAAATACACAAAATACATACGAGCCAGCAGGTGATGCCGCGGCGGTAACTACAGCACAAAATCTAATTCAAAATATTATTGACAAGATTGATTTTGAAGTCAATGGCAATGGTAGCGATGTAGTTGTAAGCGGACAAGTTGGTCGCAGACAAGATGACGGCCACACAGATGCACGTGGTAGACTTTTACTTAACTTAGACTTTATTGTTGACGAAGCAGTAGAATACATTAAAGCAAATAATACAGGCGATTACGATCTTACTGATGATGCAAAATGTAAAAGAGACATGAAACAGTATATTCTTGCTGTCCTTTGGGATATGGAAGAATACGGTAACTACAGATCAGTACTAAATGGCCGTTGGTTCTCAAATGCTGTTAACGGTTCGACAACAGAAGATATGTTCTATTTAGAAAACGGTACAGGATTAAGAAACTGTACACTAAAAGGACTATCAGGTACACTAGGTTCTGCAAACAGTTATGGAACAAAACGTCCAACAGCAGGTGCTTACACTTCACTTAACCCAAGTTGGGGACCAGATGATGAAACTGCTTGGATTACTACACGTTCACCATACGTACAAAACGTAACAACATTTGGTACAAGTGCAGTAGGTCTTAAAGTAGACGGTGATTTACACAACGGCGGTAATGACTCTATCGTTGCTAACGACTTTACTCAAGTAATTTCCGAAGGTATTGGTGCATGGGTTACTAACTTAGGTAGAGCAGAACTTGTTTCCGTGTTCTCATACTATGCACACATGGGATACCTAGCAGAAAACGGCGGTAAGATTCGTGCTACAAACGGTAACTCATCATATGGTGACTTTGGTACGGTTGCTGAAGGTGTTGACTTAACTGAAAATGCAATTGAAGCATTTGTTGACAACAGGGCATTTGATGCTGTTGTAACAAATAGTATTACAGATAACCAAGAAATTATTGCAATCGAATATGCAAACGCAGGTAGAGACTATGTAGTAGCAAACACAACAATCGCATTTAGTGGTGACGGATTTGGTATTACTGGGTTAACACCAACAATTAATACTGGTGGTGTTTACCAAGTTAGATTAACAGGTGACGAAAATACATTCGGTGGAGCAGATTATAGATCTGCTACAAACACACCGCAGGAAGGTAACACTACACAGATTACACTTTCAAACACAGATACAGCACTAAGTCCAGCATACGTTGGAATGGCTGTTTTCTTAACAGGTGGTACAGGTGCAGGACAGTATGGTTACATTGATACATATAACGCTGGTACTAAAGTTGCTACAATTAAAAAATATTCAGATGATACAGCAGGTTGGGATCAAATTATTTCAGGCAGAGCAATTGAAGCAAGTCTAGACAACACAACAGTTTATAGTGTTGAACCAAGAGTTAATGTAAGTGCTCCGGCAGGTGACGGATCTACAACAACACAAACTGCACTATGTAGAGCAAAAGTAACAGATGGACAAATTTCTGAAGTAAGAATTATTCATCCAGGTGCAGGATATGTAGCGGCTCCAACAATTACATTTACTGATCCTAACAACACAGCAGATGCTCCATTAGAAGTTTACATTGGCGATGGTGTATTAGGTCAACCAGCATTTGCATCACGCGGTGAAGGATTTACAACAGTTCAAGTTTCAATTGCTGACTCAGGATATGAGCAAGACATTACAGGAGTTTCATTTACTGAAAATCCAAATGCTTATACATTATTAATTGATAACAAAGAGTTTATTAAAGACGAAGTTATTGCATGGGTTGACAATGAAGTTACCAATCAAACTAATCCAAGTTTATGGGCGGCTTTCAACTATGATAAAACTAAGTGGGAAGATAATGTTGACGACTATGTTGATGCACTAGCACATGACATTAAATTTGGTGGTACAAAAGAAACCAGATTACACGCAAGAACTTATTGGGTTGGTAATAACTCACAATTACCAGGAAGACAATCACAAGCACTTGCGGCATATGAGCAGATGAGAGATATTGTTATAAATTATATCTTAACAAACACTTCTTACACAAGTTTACAAAGTCCAAGTGTTACAACACAAACAACAAATGCTAACAATGGCGAAGCGGCGGCTGTAACTAAAGCAGGCGACTTAATTGATATTGTTAACGAGTGTATTACAAATGGACTTGACACTATTCCAAATAACGGCGGTACAAGTGCAGTTAAAATTACTGTTGCAACTCATGGACTGTTAGATAGAACTAAAGTTTCAATTGCAACTGTAACAGGTACAACACAACTTAATGGTAACGATTACTATGTAGAAGTTGTTGACGCAAATACACTAGCACTTTACAAAGATAGTAAGTTATTATTCCCAGCAGTTTTAACTAATGGTTCAACTTACTTAGCATTTGGTACTATTACATATGGTGCAGGTTACAGAGAAGCAAAACAAGACGGGCAATATATCCAAGTTGAGGGTATGGACTCTATTCCACAAGCAGGTGCAAACGTCGAGTTTGACAGTATTCCAAACAAATGGTTTAAACTTGTTAGTGTAACTAACTTAACTGGTCAATCACCATACTCAGCATTACTACAAATTTCACCAGAAATGACCAAAGACGAGGCTCCAGAGCACGGTGATATTGTATCAATGCGTATTAGATATTCACAATGTAGATTGACTGGTCACGATTTCCTAGATGTAGGTACTGGTGGTTTTGCAACAACAAACTATCCAGGTACTCCAAGTGTTCCAGCAGATCCAGATGATGAACAAGTCGAAGGCGGTGGTGGTAGAGTATTCTATACATCAACTGACCAAGATGGTAACTTTAGAGTTGGTGAGTTGTTCACAGTTGAACAGGCTACAGGTATTGCTACCCTAAATGCTGATGCATTTAGTATTTCTGGACTACAAGAACTACAATTAGGAAGTGTTGCTTTAGGTGGTGCGGGTGCTACAATTAACGAATTTAGTACAGACGGAACATTTACTGCAAACAGTGATTCGATTGTGCCAACGCAGAAAGCAATTAAGACATATATTACGTCCCAAATTGGTGGCGGCGCATCAGAATTGAACGTAAATACTGTGACAGCAGGTGTTATTAATATCCAAGGTAATACAATTACCACAACTACAGGCGTATTAATAAATACAACTGCACAAATGCACTTTACAGGTGGAGTTAGTGGCTCTCCTGTAGCAATGCAACAGTTTATATTGAGTTAAACAAAGGAGAAGAATAAATGGCCACAGGAAGATTAGGACACGCAGATTTATCGGCTGGCACGAATACTTCTTTATATACGGTACCTGCTAACACATTTGGAATTGTTACGTTATCGATATGTAATAGAGGAAATAGTGCTATTTCCGTAAGAGTTGCGTTAGCCTCTGCTGGTACACCCGCACTTAGTGAATACATCGAATACGATGTAGAGGTACTACCAAAAGGTGTGCTAGAAAGATCAGGTATTGCAATGGCGGCAGGGCAAATACTTGTAGTATATAGTAGTGCCGCAAACGTTAGTGCGGTTGCAATGGGTATTGAAACATCAACAGCGTAACGAAACGATAAATATAGTAATAAAGGAAACATAAAATGGGAAGATATATATCAACAACTGGTACTGCTAGTAGCGTTATTCGTAATGTTAATGGCACATTTACCGCGACAGTTAATGATAGAATCTTAGCCGATTCATCCGGAGGTGCATTTACTATTACTTTACCAGCAAACGCTAGTTTAATTGTAAATGACGTTATCTCAATCATTGATGTTACAGGTTCGTTTAACACAAACAACGTAACTGTTAGCAGAAATGGTTCAAAGATTCAGAACCTAAACGAAGATTTGGTCTTAGATATTAACAACGTCGCTTTAACACTGATTTACACTGGACCAACTTTTGGTTGGGTAATGTCTGGTACGTAAGAGAGGAATTTAATTATGGCAGACTTGAGAACGTTACTAGGAGATACGGTAGAAGGAGTTTCGGTTCCTTCAAAGTTCTTCTATGTATACAATAACAATAGAGGTATCAACAACGGCGGATGCTGTTGTTTGTGGACTGTACCTGAAGGCGTAGTTAACGTTACATTTGAATTATGGGGTGCAGGGGCCGCTGGTGCTGGCGCTTGTTGCTGTATGTGGAGTTCTCAAAACGCTGGCGGTGGTTCTTATTCAATTAGAACAGTAAACACTACAGAAGGCTGTCAATATACAATTTGTGCGGCAGGTAATGGTAACTGTTGTGAAAGAGATTGTTTAGGATATGATGGATCAACTTCATTTGTATCAGGCAGTGGTATTTCAACAACTTGTGCCAGAGGAGGATGTACAGGTAGAACTAACTGTCATGCTCACTACGCATACAACTGTTGTTATGGCTGTGTTATTTTAACAAGCGGAACACAAGGTGATTTCCGTATTGGACACGGCAGACAATCAACATTCCATACTCACTATTGTCACAATCAAATGTGGGATATGGTAGGTGGCGCTCCAAAATCTGGACAGACACGTAAGGGTAAAGATTATTGCGGTAAGCCTATGACGTGTTCAGGTTGCGGATGGGGATGTGCTCAACCTTATCCAGCACATGGCGGATACAATGGAACATCATGCGGTGGTGGCTGTTGTTGGGGTCATTGGGGATCAGGAGGCATGGTTAAGGTAACTTATAGTTAACATGATAAATACAAAAGAAGGATGCAAAAATGGCAGAAATAACTAAAGAATTTACGTACGATATCCCCGACACGTATCTTGCTCAAACAAATAGTAACGGGGACACAGCGACAGCAACTTATACAGGTCCAGAAAGACTGTATGTGTTTGTTGACGCAGAAACTGGTAGAAACACACTAGATCAAACTCCACCGGATGAAGATTTTATTTACAATCCAAGTACAGACACGGTTGCAGAAGGCGAACGTTTAGTAGAATTAGATTGTGCAGGTGAAGATACTTTAATGTGTGCAATTTATTTGCCACACACAGTAACTTTAACACAAACTAATCAAGTTGTAGCACTTCCAGAAGGATATGGTAATTACGAGTTTCCGTGGCCACCATACCCAGATCACGCATATGAATATAACCTATGTTCACATGATGAAGGAACAGGCGATTGGACACTTACTTGGAAGCAACCATGGCAAACATGGGAAACTTTGATCCAACTAAGAAACGACAGACTTGATTCAACTGATCACAGAGTGGCAGAAGATATGCCAGCATCAGTGAAACAACCTTGGATTGATTTTAGACAAAAATTAAGAGATTTACCAACTACTTGGGGTCATGGAACTGATTCAGAATATCCAGCACACCAAGTTAAATTTCCAGAAGAACCAGATGCAGGTGGATACGCAGATGCACCAGCAGATGATGGCGTGGGAATAGGTTAAGGAGAAAATTGAATGTCTGCACTTAGATCATTATTACAGTTAGGGGCTGAAACAGGAGCGTTAGCATTACGTTCGATTTACGTATATCACTCTAGTTTTGATTCCACTCGTAACAATAACGGTGGTTGTTGTTGTGCTTGGAATCCATCAGATGATGTTACATGGGCGGCTTTTGAAGTTTGGGGTGCAGGCGGAGACGGCGGCGGTGGCTGTTGTTGTATGGCAGGCTTTCCAGGTGGATCAGGCTCTTACGGTAGAAAAATTTTAGAAGTTAATAACGGAGCAACATTTACTTTATGTGCTGGCGCGGCAGGTTGTTGTAGACCTGTTATGGGTTGTCCAGGATGTGGTAGTTATGCTTGTTCTGGTAACGGTTGTTGTTCAGGAGCATATTTTTGCTTATGTGCATCAGGCGGTGGCTACGGTTGTGCAACTTGTGGCTTTGGTACTGCTTGGGGCGGTCACTGTGGATGTCCAAACAGAATGTGTGGATGTGTAAAAGGTGCTGACTTTAGTGTTTGTGGTACAAACGGTGGTGGTGCTGGTACAGCGATGTGTTCAAGTTCATCATGGGAAAACATGACAGCAGGACCAATGTTATCAGCAGGTGCTAGAATGACACGTGATAACTGTTATAAAACACATGGTAGAGAAGCAGACGGACCAGCAGAATTTCCAGGCGGTGGCGGAGGAACACTCCATACACACAACGGAACTTGTTACTGTGGTGGCCCTGGCGCAGGTGGACTAGTAATTGTGTATTATCAATCGGATATAGGGTAAGGAGATAGTATGTCTAATTTAAGAGATTTTTTACCAGGATACAGCGTAGGCGTAAAATCACCTCAAGCATTTACAGTAAGTTATGAATGGAATTGGGACCACAATGAAGCGTGGCCAAGACAATCACACGGTGTTCCACCAGAATCAAGATATTATTGTAACAACAACGGTGGTAAGTGTTGCCGTTGGACAGTTCCACAAGGTACTACTTTTGCAGTATTTGAAATGTGGGGCGGCGGTGCTTCGGGCGTAGGCGGATGTTGCTGTATGCAAGGTATGCCAGGCGATGGTGGCGGTTACGCTATTAAGTCAACTAACGTATCAGGTGGAGATCAGTTTACAATCTGTGCAGGACGTTCGGGTTGTTGTTTATACGCAGGAAATAACATGAACGGACACAACAGTTTCGTATTTGGAACACCAACAGGTGGTTCATGTTTCTGTGCTGTTGCTTGTGGAGGCGGTTGTTCTAACTGTACTCACTGTCATGGTTACTTTAGTTGTTATGGATGTTGTATGAGTTGTTATAACTGTCAACACCAACCAAACAACGTTGACTTTGGTATTGCTGGCTTTACAGGATCAGCACAAAGATCACAGCATTGTGGTGATAGAGGTTTATCATTTAGACCAGTAGCACCTATGGCACAATCAGGTCCATTAATTGGTCCAAACGGTTGTTGTGCAAGAGGTGGTGAATGTCAAGGCTTTGGCGCATGGCCAGGCGGCGGTGGCGAAAATGGACAAGTTTATGGCGGTGGCTGTTGTTGTGGATCCCCTGGAGCAGGCGGCGCAGTATACGTAGTGTATTATTAATAGGGGTATAGGAACATAAGATGAGAGATCCAAACGCAAATAACAAAAGAGATGAAATTAACGTTCAGTTCTCTTATGATATGCCTGATGCATATCTTTACCAAACTACAAACGAAGGTAAAGTAGGAACATGGACATACGAAGGTCCAAGAGAAATGTGGGTATTCCTACGTAAATCTGATAACAAACGTACTGGAGAAGTTAAGTACTGGTACGAAGTTGAAGATGATTTTGTTCCTGCGGCACACGAGTATATGGTAAAAGTTAATTGCGAAGACAATCCTCTACTTTGTGAATTAATGGAAACAGACCAAGATACAGTTTTCTTAGAAGGTCGTGCAATTAAATCAGAAACACTTCCAATGAATGATTACCAAGGTAATCCGTTTGTTCACTATGAGCCTGAAGTTCCTACTCCAGACCATACATACGACAGAGATGAAATTACTTACGATCCAGTTGCACAGGAATGGAATACACCTTTTCCGTTTATTAAACCACACACTGATTGGGAAGCAATTAAAAAAGTACGTTGGTCTCAACTATCAGCGGCAGACGGTCACGTGTCACCAGATATGCCAGATGCTGTTAAACAAGAATGGATTGATTTTAGACAAAAATTAAGAGATTTACCAGCAACATACGGCGCGGCTTGGACAGTAGAAATCACTGACGGTGGCACTGGATATGCTGTAGATGATGTATTAGTTGTTCCAGCAGAAGAACTAGGATTTAGTGCTAGTGATGTTGGTGCATTAGATGATTTATCAGCACCAATGGGAACAAGACCAGGATTTGATTTTGAAGCAGATCCAAGTGCATTAACTTCTGTTGTTGATGAAATTGACAATTTAAACGTAAACATTATTGTTACATCAGTTGATACAGACGGTGCTATTACTGGTGTAAGAACAAGAAATGCTTTTAATGCTAGACACATTAAAGAAGCAAAAACTGTTGTAAGTCCTACTGTTGAATATACAGGTGACGGTAGTGCGGCAACATTCACACTTTCAAAAGTAGTACGTATTGATCCATGGAAAGTAAGATTTCCACAATCACCAAAAGCAAAATACCCAGGTATTTGGGGTGAAGCAGATCAATTCCCAGGACCATTTGGACGATATGGAGCGGCAGTTGGATCATTAGCAGATGGTTCAGGAACTGACGCGGCACAATGGGCAGATCCATCAGATGGTTGGTTAATGGAACATACATATCACCCAGCAACTTTCCACTTTATTCCACCAGAAAAAGGCGGTAACTACTTTGCTGAAGACCTTGCTAGATTAGGTTTAAGTACAGACGGAACACCTTTTGATGATGGTATTGTTGACGGGTTGCCAGCGGCGCCAACAGATGTACACGGTAACACTAGAGTTGCTGGACGTATTACAGCCAGAAAACAATCTTCCTAATTAGTTTTACATTAAATATCTTTACAAACGCAACTTTGTAAAAGGATAATTTAATGACAGAACAAACCAAACGAGATACTGCCATCTTTATTAATGGTGGTGCAGGCCGAGTACTTGCTAGTATTCCGGCTCTATTAACCTTTGCAGAAGAAAATCCCGATGATAATTTTATAATTGTATGTGAAGGTGGCACAGACTTTTATAAAGGACATCCTTTACTTCATGCAAAAGCATATGATCATTGGCATAAGAACTTATTCCAAGAAAAACTAGTTAACATGAATTTAGTTACTCCAGAACCGTATAGGGTTTGGGAATACTACAATCAAAAGTGTAGCATTGCTGAAGCCTACGACATTGCAATTAACGGTAAAGGACTAAGAAAAATTAAAAAACCAGAACTTAAACTTTCAAGAGAAGAATTAATGTTCGGTAAAAAGTTAATCGACGAAGTAAAAGAAAAAACAGGCAAAGATAAAATTGTTGTTTTCCAACCATTCGGTAGAGCAGTTATGCATGAAAACGGAATGATCTCTGATTGGAGTGGAAGAAGTTTTGAAGCAGAAAATTCTGTCAACATTGTTAAAAAATTATCTCATAAAGTTGGCGTTATACATATGGCAGAGTTTGGTATTGACTTTTCAAAACACGGTATTAAAAATCCTGTAGCAAGTCCAATGGGTGCAAACCTAAGACAATGGGCAGGTATTATTCAAGCGGCAGATTATTTCTTAGGTTGTGATAGTGTTGGACAGCACATTGTACACGCATTAGGATTAAAAGGCACAGTTGTTATTGGCTCTACATTCCCTATTAATGTTTCATATCCTGAAGATAAAAACATGGATATTCTTGATATGGGTCAAGGTGCAAGAGTTTATTCACCAATTAGAGTTACTACAGATGAATGGTCAGACAGAATTAATGACGGTATCATGGCAATGAATGATAAGATTGAAGATATTGTTGTTGAATCAGTAATGAATGGTATTAAGGGTAAGGCTAAAGTAGGAAACCGCTTTACAGAAGAATAATGTCTAGACTATTTGCCTTTGGCTGTTCATATACATCATGGAATTGGCCTACTTGGGCAGACTTCTACGCACATAATTTTAACTATTATGAAAACTGGGGTCATGCAGGGTTAGGCAATCGTGCTATTGCAGAACGTGTTGCTGAATGTAATTTAAAAAATAACTTTACCAAAGACGATACAGTAATAGTACAATGGTCAAGTTATCTAAGACATGACTATATGCGTTTTGACAAAGAAGAAACTTGGCAAACTAAAGGAAGTTTGTTCAGTTATCAAAACACTGAAACTTTTAACAAAGACTGGCATGATAAATTCTTTGATGAAAAGGCATATTTCCTAAGTACACTTAACAGTATTTTACTAACAGCAGGATTATTAAAATCAACTGGATGCAATTTTCTGTTTACAAGTATTAATAAGTTAGAAACACTAGGCACAGATATACCACATCAAGCAGGTCATGGTGAAAATTTACGTAATACACCAGAACTTGCAAATGCCTGGGACGAATACGAACTACAAGATTACAAATATATCTTTGACGAAGATTATTGGTTAGAACCAATTGGATTATATGCGTGGTATAGAAAAGATTATAGTTGGTGGTTTACTAATAAGAATAATGAAAAATGGATAGAACTACACCCTAGTCCAATACAACATTTAAATTGGGTAATGGACAATTTAAGCCACAACTTAAATCAACATCAAGAATATATGATAGATAGTATTAACAATGTTAAAACTGATGACTACAAAGAAACAATTAAAAACATTACCAATCTTCAACTTGAAGGCTGGGATCGAAATTATCGAGGATATTAAATATGGCGGATAAAAAACCGGTTTGGATTGCAGGTATTGCTAGAGGACATAACGGAGGTGTTTGTCTACTAAAGGACGGTGAAGTAGTATTTGCACTTGAAGAAGAGCGTCTAACAAGACACAAATACGATGGCGGCCCATTTGCCACAATGTTGAAAATTCTTGAGTACACAGATGAATTAGATTTTCTTATTGTAGCACATACACAAAATTTACAATATACAGCGGGTAAAATTGATTTTAGCGGAGACGATGTTTATACTGGTCTTGCACGTAAACTAGGTTTAATTAAAAGACAGCCGTTTAATGGAAATCCGCACCCACAAGTTATCGACCTAAGTCATATTCATCACAAGTTACACGCGGCTTGTGCTTTTTATCGCTCAGGGTTTGACGAAGCAGTTGGTGTTATTGTTGACGGTGCAGGAACATTTATTGATTTAAACATTGGCAATCAACAAACAACTGTTTGGGAAACTGAAAGTATTTTTGATTGTAACTATCCAGATAACTTTAAAACATTATACAAACACCTAGGAACAAATGGACCTTTAACAGGTTCTTGGATGCCAGAATTTACTAGCGAAATGTATGACGAACCTAAAGAAAATACACACGAACTTTTCCTAACTGAAAATGCAGGTATTGTTAAAGCATACGAAGCAGTAACTGAGTACTGTGGTTTTAGTTTTATTGAAGCAGGAAAAACTATGGGGTTATTCCCATATGGTGGGCCCAATGTAGAGTGTCCTAAAATTTTTAGAGAGGACACACTACATCCTATTTCCGATAGAGAATTAATTGTACCAACATATCCTAACGGTGCTCACGTTAATTACAATATGTTTCCGTTTTTAACTGATCACTCAGATGACGATGTTACTAAATTAAAAAATAGAAGAGACATGGCGTATGCTATTCAAACACAAACACAAGAACAAGTTGTACGCTTAATTAAAAAAGCAGTTGAAATGTCAGGAAAAAACAAAGTTGTTATTTCCGGAGGATACGGATTAAACTGTGTTGCTAACTATCATTACCTTGATGCACTAAAAGATCAAGACATTGAAATTTATGTTGAACCAGTATCAAATGATGCAGGTACAGCAATGGGTGCCGCAATGTACTGGCATAGAAAATTAACTAAAAGCAATAAAGTTAATCCACAAGTTGATACATTATACGAAGGACCGGAATATTTTTATTCACAAGAAGAAATTGAAAATACTGCCGAAAAATATAATGCAACTGTAACAGATGCAAGTGATAAAGATGCTGTTGCACTATTAAAAGATAGAAATATTGTTGTAATGCATCAAGGACGTTCAGAGAATGGTCCAAGAGCATTAGGTAATAGAACTATTATGTACGATCCAAGCGATCCAAACGGAAAGGATCACGTTAATACTGTTAAGCGTCGAGAATATTTCCGCCCGTTTGCAGGTAGTATCTTAGAAGAAGATGTACATGAGTGGTTTGACTTACGTGGTATGAAAAGTTCGCCTACAATGATGTATGCTGTAAATTGCCAGCCAGGCATTGAAAAGAAAATTCCTGCTATTATTCATGTAGACGGAACTTGTAGAATTCAAACCGTAAATGAAAAACAAAATCCACTTTACTATAGATTCATTAAAGAATGGAAAAAAGAAACCGGTATTCCTATGGTGTTTAATACTTCATTTAATCTAGGCGGTGAACCATTAGTAGAAACATTAGATGATGCAATTCGTACATTAGCACACAGTGATATCGAATACTTGTATCTACCAGAATACGGTAAATTAATTACACTAAAGAACTAATGGAATGGATTATAAGGAAGTCAAATATTTCGACACAACTATCTTTTGGACTGACGAATTAGACGGTTGTGGAAACACAATGGTCGATGACTTTCTTGACGCGACTAATCATATTAGCAATAATAGACAGTTTAAAAATACACTAGAATGGTGTAGTGGTCCAGGCTATTGGGGGTTTGGATTACTTGCATCTTTACAAACTGAAAAACTAACACTTAGTGATGTAGAATTAAACAACAGTTATTGCATCAATAAAACTATTAGAGAAAATAGTTTTGAAGCAAAAGCAAAGTTTATTTACAGTCATAATTTTCAAAAAATTCCAGAGCAGAAATTTGACCTAATTGTTGCAAATCCTCCTCATTTTAATCACGATCCGTATGTAGAACACTACAACGAACCAAGGAAATACAAGGATACTGATTGGGCAATACATAGAGATTTTTTTGATAATGTTAACAACTATCTAACTGATGACGGATTAATCATATTGGCTGAAAATGTATGGGGTTCTAGTCCTAAAACATTCCAAGATATGATAGATGATAACGGCTTAGAAATTATTACACACTTTAAAAGCAAACAATATCCCTTAGATATGTGGTACTTAGCGATCTCAAAGCGTCAAATTGACTAAGATCCTAAAGCCGTTAACTATCGATAAATATACTAAAGAGGATAATAATGTTTGATATCACCAAGTATTTTAGACGCGGTCAAAACCAGACTATTGAATTTAGAAACGGCACAAATCTAAGTTATGCTGGCCCTACTTTTACACTTGTAGAAGCAGGTACAGAACTAGATCGCTGGTATGTGGGTTCATATTTTGGTGTTGAATATACCATTGCGTGTGATGTAAACAGTGAAAGAAAAGAAATTATTAAGTGTTTGTGTACTGCTACAACTAGTAAAGCAAACATTGTAGTGTATGGTCGTTCAAACTTAGGTGACGATCTAATGCAGTTAGAAGTTGAAGTCACTGATGCATATTTTAAACTAGTTGCATATCCGAGGGTACAAGATGATTCGACTGCTATTCAAGGTGCAAAAATCATTTATAGTGCAAACTACTATGCAACACTAAACGAACCAACACCGACATTGCTTGGTACAGCGGCAAGTGTTTACGCACCAACTTATACACTTTCTCCGAGCACAACATCAATTGGAGAAGTTGGCGAAGAAGTTTCGATTAGACTTATTACAACAAACGTACTTGCAGGATCTATTGTTCCTTATACTATTACTGGAGTACAAAGTGCTGACATTGGCGGTGCAAACTTGACAGGTAACTTTGTTGTCGGTGATGACGATGAGATAACATTCCCAATTACAGCAGATAACACAACAGAAGGTGTAGAAACTCTTGTGTTAACATTGGATAATAATGAAGCAAGTACATCAATTCAAATTGCAGACAGTTCAACAACACCTGCAATTAACCTTACACTTACAACTGATAAAACAAGTGTTAACGAAGGTGGCACATTTACAATTACATTAACAACAGGAAATATTGACGCTGGTACAGAAATTGATTACGAAATTACAGGAGTTACTTCAGAAGATATCAATGGTGTAGCACTTACAGGAGTATTTACTGTTGGTCAAGATGAAGTTAGAACCTTTATTGTATCAGAAGATGTTACTACTGAAGGAACAGAACAATTCCAAATTAGTTTATCACAATATCCGCAAGTAACTGCTACAGTTACTATTGGTGACACAAGTCTTTCACCAATTGTTCCAAGTTATTCAATATCAACTAGTGCAAGTCCAGCCAATGAAGGCGATACTATTACACTTACACTTGTAACTTCTAATGTTACGATTGGTAGTGTTCTACCTTGGACTATTACAGGAATTGAAAGTGCTGACATTGGCGGAGCAAGTTTAACAGGAGCATTTGTTGTTGGTTCAGATGAAACATTAAACGTAGCAATTACAGCAGACGATACAACTGAAGGATCGGAAACAATGACTATTGCACTAGACAACGGCGAAGCAAGTTTAAGTATTCCGATTAATGATACAAGTACAACACCAGGTGCTGGATATACATTATCAGTATCAAACACATACTCAAGTGCATATACAATAGTTGGTACAGATGAAAACGGGCAAGTAACAGGTTCTAATCCGACAGTTACGTGTTCAGTGGGCGATACATTAACATTTAATGTTGCATCACCAGGGCATCCGTTCTATATTAAAACTGTTAACAGCACAGGTACTAGTAATCAAGTTACAACCCCTACAGCAACAAACCAAGGTGCACAAAATGGTACAGTTGAGTGGACTCCTGCTGTTGCAGGACAGTATCATTATAACTGTCAATTCCATAGCGTAATGCACGGACTAATTGTGGTGAATTAAATGCAGATAAATACTAAAGGAGAACCAAAATGACCGTAGTAAAATCAGCATTTGAAGCACAGTATGGATTTAAATCACCGGGGTTTAGCGTTGATGACGAAGGTAACGTAACCCTACGAAGTGTAACTTATACTGTTACAGAAGAAGAAGTCGATCTTGCTGGTGACTTTTTAGTAAGACAGGCAGGAAACGCTTTTACTATTGACGGATATTTTCAAGAAGGTTCTGATACAGAATTACAGCCTAATCCTACAATTGAACTAACACGTGGTAGTACGTATGTTTTTAACTTACAACTACGTGAGGTTAACGAAGCAGGACAAACATTAGGTAATTTTAGTTTTAATATTTTTACATTTTCCGACGGTATTTGGACTTTATATAATCAAGGAGTTAAGCACACCACTCTAGACGGGTTAACTGTTAAAGAAGGTAGTGAAGCACAAGGACAGTTTGAAGGCAAAGTAACTTTTGAAGTGCCAGACAATGCTCCGGCCGCACTAGCGTTTGGTAATAGTGATCAAACCCCACTATCATTAATGAATGCTAGTGATCCTACTGTTACTGGTATTGGTACTTTTAGTAGAATTACGTCAGTTGGTAATGTTACAGCGGTAGGTGAAAATGCTATTGTAACACTAAGTCCAACTGGTAGTTCAGGTACAGTAAATATCCAACCAGACAACGGCGGTACATTAAGTAATTTAGATGTAGAAGCAAATATTTTGACTGCGGCAGATGCTGTAACACTAAGTCCAGCAAACGCGGCAGTAACTTTAGCACCATCAGGAAGTGGTGGTATAGTTGTAATTAATCCAGGCACAACTGGCTTAATAGACAACGTTGATATAGGTACAATTACACCGGGAATTGTTTCCACAGACGACTTACGATCTAGTGGCGGAACAATAAATAACACAGTAATTGGAAATACTAAACCAGCAGATGCAACATTCAGTACTGGTACTGTTGTTGCTTCTCCAGCAAGTACGTATAACATTACAAACAAGAAGTATGTTGATAATAGAGCAGTTGCGATGGCTGTAGCATTTGGAGTTTAATATTAGATGGCTAAACAAAAGGTAGAACAGTATATATTTCAAAACGGTATTCCAATTACAGGAAATCGTTTTCCATCATCATACGATCTAATTAAAAACAATGTTGAATTTATTACTGATGAAATAAATGCTTGGATTGATTCTAAGATTGCAAACGCACAATCATATACACCAACAGGTGCTGTATATAATCCAGGTACAGGGGTAATGACATTAACCATTGGTAGCCACTTATTTGAAGTAGGCGACTATGTAAGATTTTTAGAAAATGCTCTAACATTTACTTGTGGGTATGATAACCATGCAACACCTCACTCTTACCCAAGATCATCAGGTGTTCCTAATACAGAAGGTACTGATCCTTATTTTTCAACACCTGCAAAAATTACAGCAATAACAACAACTACAATTACAATGAATGTTGGTATTAGTTCCAATACTAGCGAACACACGTTTGTAAGTGCATTAGCAAATGGTGTTATTGATAACTTTGTAGGTTACACAAACGATTCAAAAGAAAAATGTGAACGTGATGCAAGATACAATCTTCAAGGTACTGACGGCGAAGGTGGTATGCTTTATGACTTGCGGTATGGTGGTAATTCACAAACACGTTACATGGCCAGTAAGTATTGGATTAATAGTACTCCGCAGATTGACGGAGATAGAACTGTTGAAATTAGTGCTAAAGAATTTATGGCACGACTTATTAACAATTATCTATTACCCCAGTCAGCATATCCAACTTTACAAAGTCCTGTTGTTACAACACAATATTACAATGCGGCTAATACATACGAAACTGGAACTGAAAATAGAATAAATGACTTGACGTTTATTATTACAGACGTTATCGAAAACGGTCTTGATAATGTTCCTGCACTTGATAGAGCAAAAATTTCTCAAGTTAGAATGCAAACACGTATTCCGACTAACGACTTATTATTAATTACAGATACAACTAATAATGAAGTGTTGTTTAACTTTAGTGATCCAACATTAGGTGGTAGTGTAAGTTATCAGGTTGACGATGCTGAATTGTTAACTAAAGGTGTTGAAGATGACTTTCCTAAGTTCTTAGAAAGAACAGGTACAATTACAACAGTTTATCTAACTAAAGATACTGACAATAGAGTTTATTCACCAAACGCAGTTGCACTACTTGAAGCAAACTTAGAATTTATTAAGAAAGAAACTGTTGCTTGGATTGCCAACCATGTAGGACTAGCAGAAGAAGGAAGTATGTGGTATGGATACACATACAATACTGCCAAGTGTGAAAGAGATATGGGCCTTAATGTTGAAGGCATTACACACGATATTAAATACGGTGGTAACGAAAAATCAAGATATAATGCTAGTAAGTATTGGGTGCAAACAACACCACAGATTGACGGTGATAGAACTCCGGAAATTGCGGCCAAAAACTTTGCAAGAGATTTAATTAACAATTATATCTTTAAAGGTATTGCATACGAAACACAGCAAAACAACGGAGTTGCACAAAACACTATTTTACCTATTTCTGAACTAGGTGTTGGAACTAGAGTTACTGAACTGTTCGGTATTATTACAGATGTTATTGAAAATGGGTTAACAGCATTACCAGTAGAAACTAAAACACCTTTATATTCTGACACTGATGATTTACAAATCTTCATTGATCAAGGTGAAATGCGTATTAGACCATACGACTTTGGTACTGATGCTATTGAACGTATGCGTGTGTCAAACTCAGTATCTATGCTTGACGCTGACTTTGAGTACGGACTACAGCCTACGAAATGGCAAGCGATTGCTATGCAAAGAGGTTATCCATCAATTTATGAAATTCCAGGTACAGATAAAGAAGTATTATCTGTTACAACTGATGCATCATCTGGCACAGGCGGCGTTGGTCAAAGTTTAATTACTGTAACAACGGTTGGTGCCCACGGTATTGATGCAGGTACACCTATTACAATTAAGGCTTTAGAAAATTCAGTGGCAGGCGCTTCACGTGCTGAAGGTTCATTTATTGTTTCCACTACACCAACAAACAGCACATTTACATATTTTGCTAAATCAAAAGTTGGTGCAACAAATGGTGAAACACTTTCAACTTATTATACACAATTAAGAGAAGCAGGATTTTATACAGGTGCGGCAATTGGTGCTCCGATCTTTAGCATTCTATCACAGGGTAGTGCAGGTACATTTACCAACCCATTAACAGCACCAGCCGGTGGTGCGATTATTACATTTGACGGTGCAATACCAGAAGTTGGCGCTCCGGTTATTAATGAAACAGGATTAATTTCAGGCATTAACACATTTAGCGCCGCAGACCCACTACGTCCAGCAGGCACATATGGTCCTATTACTGGTACTACAGATAGCATTGTGCAAGATGTTGAAGTTGGTACATTTAGCATTACAGTTGATGGCACAGGTAATGTTATTGAATCAAGTGTTATTACAGGTGGTAGACGTAACCAAGTAGGTGATACTATTACTATTGATGACGCTGATCTAGGTAACGGCGGAGCGGCAAACCTAACATTCTTAGTTGCTCAAGTTGTTAACGGTGATGGCGTAGGTGACGGTGCTCAGGTAACATCAGTAGAAGGTACAGGTGGTACTATTACTACACTAACTGTTGTTGGCGATTATAATGCAGGAGTTAACACCATTGAAGTTGCTGATCCGTCGGGTATTAACCAAGGGCAGGCAATTGATAGAGGTGACGGTGTAGCAATTCACGTTACCACTGTTACAGGAAATGATGTTGCATTTGACGGTAACACAACAGATGCTATTGTTGGTAACCAAACAACTTATACAAACATAGCAGGTACAAATTATCAATCACAAGGTTTCGGAGCGGCATTTGATGTTGATAGAGCCGCCGGTGTATATACTGTTACACTAAACACAGCAGGTCAAGATTTTACAGTAGGAGACGTTCTACAAATTTTAGGTGACTCGGTTGGCGGTATTGCAGGCATTAACGATGTCAATATTACAGTTGATACTGTTGGTGCAAGTGGAGAGATTTTAACATTTACTGCAACAGGTTCAGCATTTGATGGTAATGCTACATTTGAAAACCAGTCAGGTACAAACTTAAACGGTCAAGGTGCTGGAGCAATTTTTGATGTTACTGCTGACTCTGGTACGTATAGTGCTGTACTAGCAAATCCAACATACACTTCAGTTGCTTCAGGTATTACACAGGGTGGTGCAGGTAGTGGTGCAGTTTGGGACGTTACACTTTCAACAAACAATTATACTGTTACACAATCAGTAAGTTCGGCATCAACAGGATATGTTGTTGGTGACGTTATTAGAATTTCAGGTACAACGTTTGGAGGCACTAGTCCAAACAATGACTTAGACATTGAAGTTACATCAGTTGGTGCAGTTAACGGAGATATTACAGGATTTAATTCAACAGGTAATGGGCCTGATGCACAAGCAAACTACGCGGCACCAAACTATACAACAAGTTCAATTGGTACTGGCGCAGAAATCAACGTTTCGTTTATAGGTTCAACTTATAGTGCAAGTGTTGTTGACGGCGGTTCGGGATATTCACAAGGCGATACACTAGTTGTAGATGGTGCTGACCTAGGCGGTGTAACATCAACAAACGATTGTACAGTAACTATTGATCAAGTTGATGGTAGCGGAATTATTATTGCTGTTTCGGCTAGTGGTACTGCGGTTAACTCAGCAAGTTATTCAGACATTGTTTCTGGTGTTAACGTAACAGGTGCTGGCGCGGCATTTGATATTGTTCAGAACTTTAACCAAACATATACAGTTACAGTTTCATCAGGACAAGGTGGTACAGACTATGCCGCTGGTAATACAATCTTAATTACTGGTGATAATGTTGGTGGACAAACACCGGCTAACGATATTACTATTACTGTTACAACTGCTGATAGTGCTGGTACAATTACAGCAATTTCACATACAGGTACAGCAGGAACAGTAACACAAAATTACGCAGTAGGTGATAGATTACAAATTTTAGGTACTACATTATTTGGTGTAGACGGTACCAACGATGCTGAAATTGAAGTTACAGCAGTTACCTCAGGTGAAATTAATACATTTACTATCAGTGGTACTGCGGCTGATCAAAGTGAATCGTATATTCAAGTACCTTACACATATAACGGTGCAAGTGGTACAACTGCTGAATTTTCAGTAACACGTTTAGGAACAGTTTATAGTGTTCAAATTACTGCCGGCGGAGCAGGTTATCTTGCAACAGAAACATTCACAGTAGCAGGTACCGACTTAGGCGGAGCAAGTCCAGCAAACGATGCAACTATCACAGTACAAACAATCGGCGCAGGAGGTGATATTTTAACTGCATCAATTAGTGGTACAGCATCAAACAGCAAACTTATTGAAGATGTATCACAAGCAGATGGAGAAGTTATTGCACTTCAAGGTAGTTTAGCAACATTTGATATTACTATTACTAATGGTACGTATAGTGCTGTTGTTAATGCACCAGGACAAGATTACTCTGCAAACCAAAGTATTTTATTCTTAGGTAACACACTAAGTGGTGCAAGTCCTACTAACGATTTAACTATTACAATTAGTAGTGTTGATGGTGCAGGCGGTATTACAGGAATTACAGTAGCAGGTAGTGGTGCTACAGGAACAGCAAGTTACACACAACTTGGTGCACAAAACTTACCTAACTTTGGTGCAAATGCAACATTTAGTATTTTAAGAAACAACGGAGTATATGCTTCACCTACAATTGAAATCGACGGTGAGAGTTATGTTGTTGGCAACAAGATTCAAGTTTTAGGTTCACTACTAGGTGGTGTTGATGGCACTAACGATGCTGTTATTTCAATTACTGAAGTAGCAACCGACGGTAGTATTGTTAATACTACAATTTCAGGTACAGCAATTCAAGGTACAACTGTACAAACTTATTCAACTATTACTGTTTCAGAATTACACACAGCAAATATTGTAGCAAACACAACTATTGCGTTCGCGGCATTGGCTACTGTTGAAGTAACATTTAATACTGCACACGGTCTTGTTCCAGGTGATGCGTTTATTACTACAGTTGGTAGTGATGATGGAGTTAACAACCACACATTACTTGAAGGTCCATTCTTTGCACAGCAGGTTCCAACATCTCTCACATTAAGATATCAGTGTAGAGCACCAGGTGCAATTGGTGATGTTAATAACATTACTGCAACATTGTATCCAAGACCAGATTCGTTCTTTATTCATAGACCATATGACGGTGGTGTTATGCTAGGAACAGGTGGACCACAACACGGTGCACAAGCAATACGTCAAAGTAAAAAGTATATTAGATACCAATCAGGTAAAGGTATTATGTATACAACTGGTGCTTTGTTTGCACCATCATACGACTTATTAGAAGTTCATGCAGACGGTACATCAGCAGGTTCATTTATTACAGTAACCACAGATGATGTAGACCATGGTCTACAAATTGGTGGTAAGATTAAATTAATTGGTATTGAAACAAACGGTTACAACGGTGAATACGAAGTAGCAAGTATTGTAAGTGAACGAGTGTTTAGAGTTATTGCAACAACACTACTTGGTGGTGTCAATCCAGTACTAAGTGCAAGATCACAAGTATCACTACTTAACTGGCACGGTGCAACTGTACGTTCAGGTACATTTGATGATCAAAACGGTATCTTCCAAGAATATGACGGTGTTAACTTTAATGCTGTACAAAGAACTGCTACACTACAATTAGCAGGTACTGTGTCACTTGGTGTTGATAGCAACTTAGTCACAGGTACAGGTACTAGATTTAGAGATCAATTAAAAGCAGGTGATGTAATTGTTATTAAAGGTATGACACACGTTGTTTCGGGCGTAACAAATCAAACTACAATGACAGTTACTCCAGACTTCCGCGGTGTTACTCCTGCTAGTGGTGCAAAATTGTGTAAGGTTGAAGACAAGAAAACAAAACAAGCAGACTTTAACAAAGACACACTCGACGGTTTAGGATCCTCAGGTTATATCATGGACATCTCTAAGATGCAGATGATTGGTATACAGTATTCATGGTATGGTGCTGGATTTATTGATTGGATGTTAAGAGGTGACGATGGTAACTTTATTTTCTATCATAGAATGCGTAACTCAAACATTAACACAGAAGCATATATGCGTACAGGTAATATGCCGGTGCGTTATGAAGTAGGTAACTACGGACCTAGCGATAGACTAGCGGCTGATATTACAGCAACACAAACTACTATTCCGCTAATTGATGCTTCGTTCTTCCCTCCAACAGGTGGAACAGTTTATATTGATAACGAGATGATTAGATTTACAGGTGTTAACGGAGATACACTAACAGGCTGTACACGTTCAGCACCAATGAGTAACTATGCGGCAGGTGCAACTAGAACATACACAGCAGGTGTAGCGGCAACGCATACAGAACGTACTGGTGTAATTCTAATTAGTAATACTATTAGTCCAATTATTTCACACTGGGGTTCTGCATTCCAAACAGACGGTGGCTTTGACTCAGATCGTGGATACTTGTTCTCATATACTTCCACAGGTAACGAAATTAGTGGTACAAGAAATACTGTGTTTATGTTAAGACTAGCACCAAGTGTATCGAACGCTATTACAGGTGACCTAGGTGAAAGAGAACTGCTAAACAGAGCACAGTTGCTACTTGAAGGTATTGAGATTACATCAGATGGTGTTGATCCAGCAAATAACGCAGACGTAGTAACAGGTGGTATCGTTGTTGAAGGAATTCTAAATCCACAAAACTATCCAACAGATCCAGGATCAGTTGGTTGGACAGGATTAACAGGGGCGGCCCAGGGTGGTCAGCCAAGTTTCGCACAGGTTGCACCAGGTGGTGGTGTTACATGGACCACAGGTGCTACACAGACTACTGGTACAGCAACTATTCAAGCGGCAATGACAGATACAGCGGCCGCATTGTATAACAGAAACAACACAAACTATCATTATGTTTCAACTGCTAATTGGGAAGCACTAGGTGGTAAAGTTGGTGTTGGTACAACAGTTACTGGATTATTCCCACAAGGTACTACAATCATTGAAGTTGTTAATGAATATTGGTACAGCAGATATAGATTTAGAACAAGCCAAAGAAACAATTCATTTGTTGCCGCTGGCGCAAACTATACATTTAGTTTTGGTGGTTCAACAAGTAACGCTTCTAAATTGCTATTTACAAAAGCATCTTGGGACGCACTAGGTGCTATTGCTGGTACTGAAGTTGACCCAGCAGATACTAAATTTCCACCAGGTACTTATGTAGCAAGTGTTAATATTGACGAATTTGGTGGAACTGAATACTACGAAGTTGGCTTTACACAGAGTTCGTCCACAACAATTAATCCAGGCGATACTGTATCGTTCTTATTTGGTCAACCACCTTATGCACAACCGGGTGAAACAGTATTTTCATTCATTGCAACACCGGGTGAATCATCACTACTTGATTTAAGTTCATTGAAAGAGTTAACTAATACTACACTAGGTGGTAGAGGCACATTCCCGAACGGTCCAGACGTGTTAGCAATTAACGTTTATAAAACGGGTGGTATATCCACACAAGCGAATATCATTCTACGTTGGTCAGAGGCACAAGCATAATTATAAAGGAACGTAATAGTTTAGTCTATTACCTACTTCTTGTAAAACAGTTTCTCTAGGTTGGATATTAAACGCAATAGTAATACGTGGTCTAGATTCGTTCCAATTACTTGTTCTATGTTCAACGCCTTTACTATTAGTAATAACTAATTGTCTATCTAAATTTTTAATGGTTACTTCGACATTGTCTGAACCTAATGTTCTATAATAAGTTTCGGATGGTTCGCAATCAACACCTACATATCCATGAAAACAGTTTTCATCATCGCCGTATTCGTGTCCATGCCAAGGCAATGTTTCGCCTTTATTAGGCCAAAAGTTTAGCCAACCAACAATCCAATATGATTGTTCTTTATCGTGATCAACATTGTTTTTAAAATATCCAGCAATACTTTCTTTTAATTCAAAAATTGGTGGCATAAGACTTGTAAACAAATTGTATTGTTGACTTACTGCCGTCGGCTTACTGGTGTGAGGAACGTGTTGCATACCTAATGGCATTACAATATCGTTCATAATTTGGTTGTTTAAAAATACAGATGAATGTTTAAGTAAGTTTAAATTACATTCAAGGTCTGTTTTATACACCTTGATCATTTGTAACTTCTTCTGTCGGTTGTGTTGCTTGGCTATCACCAGGCATAATACGATAGTTGTCTTCGATAGAATCCGCAGTACTTACTTCTGATATAGAACTATTATCTTCTAGTGCTTCTAACTGATGTGGTTGTAATGGCGGATTGTGCCAAGTATCACCCGGATTTAAAATCTTTTCATATAAGGTTGCTGTAGTTGTATCAATCCAACGTAATTTAAAACTACCTTGATTAACGAACCATGTTTCATCTTTTTCTTTATGATAATGCATACTAAATTTATTGCCTTTTTTATTAAAGACCATAATTTTCCCGCAATATAAATCGTTAGTTGCCCAAATTAATTCGTAGCCCCAACCTTTGTCTACTTTACCACTATGCCTGGCCGCCATTTACATACTCCTCTATCGACATAAATTTATACTCTCCGATAGTATTACTTAACTTATCAATGTTTGCTTCTGTGAAATATTGATATTGTAGTTTTAATTTATCCGGCATCGGAATTTCTTCTACTTTAGCATCATACTTTTTAGCATATAAATTTGCTATTTCTAAAAAAGTTCTAGCCTTTCCTGTTCCGATATTCCAAACATCTGTTTGATCAACATCAATAAATTTTTCAATTATTTGGCATACATCTCCTACCCAAATAAAATCTCTATAAATTTTGTCACTTCCTTCAAACACTTTGATAACACCAGTTTCTTTTGCTTGTTTTTCAAACTTGTGAAACACACTCATTTGATCACCTTTATGTTCTTCCCCATGACCATAAACATTAAAGAATCTAAATCCTTGTACATTACAAGTGTATTCGGGAATTTCTAAAACGCTTCTATCAAACAAATACTTAGACCAACCATACGGTGACGTAGGAAGTTTTTTATCATTTTCTTTGATAGGTACGTTGCCGTTGATATTGCCATATTGATTTGCTGATGAAGCATACATTAGCGTAGTGCCAAACTTATCACATACTTGTAGCAAACGCATACTAAACTCGTAATTTTGTTCCCACACTTTATCAATATCTGTTTCAGTTGTGCTTGAAATAGCACCCATATGAATAATTCTATCGTATGGTGCTGGGTCAGGAACTTTGTTTGGTTGCCATTCCCACCCTTCTACTTCGTGTCCTTTGTAGTTTAAATACGAAGCAAGATTTTTTCCAATAAATCCTTCATGTCCTGTAACTAATATTCTCATGATAACATCTTCTCAATTGTTTTTGATGTGCTGTATCCTTCTACTATTGGAAAGATATCAACTTTAGCATATTCGTGACCAACTACTTCTTCGACTGTGTAATCGCCACCCTTTACAATAATATCTGGTTTGATTTGCAAAATGGTTTCTAATGGTGTGTCTTCATCAAACACAACTACTTCGTCAATAAACCCTAATTGTTCTAGTTGTTGCTTACGTGTAAACTCGTCGTTAATGGGTCTTAATTCGCCTTTTAAGCGTTTAACAGAGGCATCGCTATTAATGCCCACCACAAGACGTTTTCCAAGCGTGTGTGCGTGTCTAAGCAGTTTTAAATGGCCAGTATGCAGTATATCAAACACTCCGTTAGTCCATACTAAACCTCTATTTAGATCAGCACCTGTTACTACAGCAACACCACGTTTTTCTACAACTCGCGATGCGGCATAACAAGCCAATTCACAAGCATCAAACATATCCATTCCTGTTTCTAATCCGTATGCAATAACTGCCATTACTGTATCGCCAGCACCTGTAACATCTGCAACTTCGTGTACTTCTTCTTTATAATGATTATATTTTCCTGAAGTATGTAACACATGAATGCCGTTAGCACCATCAGTGACAACTAACCATTCCCAGTGAAATTCTTTTATTTTTAATAGTGCAATTTCTTTTCTAAATTTTCCAAACCATTGTTCATATTCTTTCATATTTGGTTTTACAAGAAATGCCCCTGTATAATACCCCGGTTCTTGTTTTGGATCTACAAGAACTTTTTTAGTTATTTTTAAAATTTTATCAATAGTATCTGCTCTAACAGTACCTTTATTATAATCACTAACACAAACAATATCATTTGCGTCTGTTGCGTTTTCTAATTTATTAATGGCATCTAGTTTAGCATATTGGTCTTCTCTATCCCAACGCATTAGATGTTGTCCTGTTTGGCCAACAAGTCTTGTTTTAGTTGTTGTTGTAATTGTATCGCTCGTTATGTTTGCAGATACTTTAGAGTCTTTTAATAATTCTAAAACTTTGTAGCCTTCTTTGTCTTGGCCAACTACACCAAACAAATCTACATCACCATTAATTGATGCAATATTAAGTGCTAGGTTGCCAGCACCACCAATGCTATATTTTTGATTAGATTCTTTTAAAACTGGAACTGGTGATTCAGGACTAATTCTGTCAACTGTACCTTCGATCCAACGATCTAACATTATATCGCCATAAACTTTAACCATCTTACTTCTCTATTAATGAAACTAATTGGAATACTGTTTGTAATTTTAACAGATTTTGTTTGTTTTGTAAAGTGTTTCGGAGACCCTGATGTAAAGGTTTAGGCCAGTTATTAAAACTAACCCAAGAATACCCGTTGTGTTCGTGATTAAGTTTTGGTAAAAACTCGTCTTTGACTACACACAAATAAGTATGAAAACTAAATTTTTCATCGTTACTAATAAAAGTTTCTAAAGGTATGCTCTTAACAATATCTGGAACCATACCAATTTCTTCTTCTATTTCACGTAGTAATGCTTTATATGGAATTTCTTCACTTTCATTTCGTCCACCAACAAGACCCCAAACATTGTTTTGTTTGGATTGTGTTCTATGTAAGAATAGAAATCTTTGGGTGTTTAATGTATAGAAGAGAGCACCACTACATATAATATTTTCTTTCATACAAGTAGTTATGCTAGAATACTAGGCGCCAAGTGCCTTTTTGATATTCGCCTTCAAAGGATAAGGACCAATCTGTTCCGTCCCATTTATATTGGACACCTGTATTTAAATTGGTTGTATATGTAAGGCCGTTTGATGCATCGTTTTCACTAGCATCGAATACAATTTGCCATTCAGTACCACTCCATTCGATAATGTCGTTTTCATCAGCAATAAAGTCTGTACCATCAGTAGCCTTCCATGCATCAGGACCGTCTGCATTACCACTGTCGCCGATAGCATTTAGTAATAATATTCTAGCCCCAGGAACTTTAATATTTGTTGGATTTGTTTTTTGTGGATCGATAATAGCATTAACTGTACCTGAATCTCCATTAGGGCCAGTAAGTACTGTGTTTGATGGAATAGTATCAGTATCCCAGTTTACAATAATTTGTGTTTCGTCTAATGTATTAATAGCAAATGTACCAACAATAGGTGAACCAAAGTCTAATCTATCAAGTTCAATTCTGCTTAAACTTGCTACGTATTCACCAGGTGTTTGATCAATTACGTCACGCCAACTAATATTACCTTGAACTCCGTTTTTGCCTAGTTGTACAATATTATTCATTACAATAGCATCATAGGCATAGTATTCATTAATTACAGTACTTGCATCAACTCTACTTGTATTATTTTTACCATCAGACTTCATAGTAGTGTCGTATGCATCGTTATACGCTTGAAGTTCTGGACGTGAATCACCTAAGTTAATAGTACCTCTTGATTCGTCAAATACACTCATTACAATACTAGTAATAACACCAAGTTTCTTAACTTTAGCAGGTGGACTAATATAGATCGGTGTTTGAAAACTTAATTGTGCAACATCAATTTCGCTTTCAGTGCCCATTGGAATACTTCTTGAACTCCAGTTTACACTTTCTAAATTAACTACGGATAACGAAGTCCAGTCTACATAGTTGTCTGTTGTTTGAATTTCTAAACTAGGATTGAACAGCATTAATATCTGTTCCATAATTTGTAATTTTTGTTCTGTGTTTGTTGACCATATATCAACATTAATATTTAAATTATAAGGTGTAGGCATTAAACGTTCTACAGTATAATTTTTACCTTGTGTGTTTAAGTATTCTTGATTATCTGCATCATAAGTACGTTCACGTAAATGTATTTTACCTGTATAAGTTGCATCAGCAGTACGTGTACGATCCATTTCTAAACCAGTTACATATACACCCATGCGTGGCGCACTTGGAATTTTGTTTTCACTGTTATCTCTAATGATATGTCCAACCTGACGTGTAATATCTCCATACATAACTGGAATCTGTGTAAGGTTACCATTTCCATCAGCATAAGAAAAATTACTCATGAGTCTAATCATTTGAGTAATGTATCTTCTTATTTGACCATCATAAAAATGTTGCATTAATTATCCGCCTTAGGTTTAAGTGCTTTAGAAAGACTTTGTCTTTCTTTAATAGTATCTCCGCCAATAGAGTCTTCTTTAGTGTTATTAATAAATCCTGTTTTCTGTGTACTTCTAGTGTTAGTATTAGTTAGATCCATTCTAACATTATCTTCAAACTTGACCCAGCGTTGGCCGTCATATCTAAATAATCTATTTGGCATAAAGTCTGTCCTTAAGAAGTAATCTCCTTTAGTTTGACCTAGTGGGAAACTAGGGCCATGTCCAAACGCTTCACCATTAGGTGCAATACCGTCGCCAATAAGGTAACCTGAGTAACCGTTTCTTTCAGGTGTTTCATAAACTCTACTTGCATCTAAATTACCACTATTAATACTTGCTTCAATAGTAGTATCGTCAGCAGTAGTTAATGCAGGTTTACCATTGTCGTCTACTGCTAATGTGTATAAATGTTTTGTATTATAACCTGACTTAGGTGCATCTGCTTCTGCTTGTGCAAGTACAGCATCATTAATTTGCATTTCTTTTTCGTAAGTAGAAAGTACATCACGTAGTGTTTGTGAACTTCCTTCTTCTGATGGTAAGTCAAGTATTTCTTTAAATTCTTGTGAATCAACAATTTGTTTTAATTTAATTCTGTATAAATGTGGATACCATGTAGGTGAAAATCCTTCACTAGCACGATTAACATCTTCAACAACATAAAAACGTTTAAGTGCAACACTATAATCGTTCAATGCATATTCGTCTTTTAAGTGCGGTAACTCAATTACATCACCAGACATAATTTTTCTGCCAAGAGTTTTTACACTATAATTAATTGGAATAGTCATAAACAACGTATCATTTTGTAAGAATAGTCCAAATTGACTCATATCAAAGTCAACATCTTGTACGTTGTAAATGCCACGCATTACATATACATCTGGATCGTATTTTCTATCCCTATTTTCAAGGAATAACATATCCTGTATATTTGTCTCTTTAACAGCATCGTAGCGAGGCGTTGCTGGAGTAGCGTCTTCTTCGTCTGGATTACTAGGTCCTAGATATTTGTGTACAAATATATCTGTACCCCCTACAGTAAACATCTCTGTAATGGTTCTATCTAGAAATTCGTAATCTTTTCCCTTCTCGGGTTTATATAAACTGATTCTTGGCATAGTACTTGTATTTATCGTTCGCATAAATACATATGGAGACCAAAAGAATATGGCAACATTGACACAGCAAAAACAAGAAATATTTGATTATATAAACTCAATGCTAGGTGGCGGCATGGTGGATGTCGAACTAGATCCAGTTCATTATGAAACTGCCCTTAAAAAAGCATTGACTAGATTTAGACAAAAGTCTGATAATTCTGTGGAAGAATCTTATTTGTTCTTGCCCACAGTTATTGATCAGAATTCATACATTTTGCCAGAGGAAGTAGTTGAAGTACGCAAACTATTTAGACGCTCAATTGGCTCAAGAACAGGTGGCGGCGATGGCGGCACATTGTTCGAACCATTTAATATGGCATACACAAATACCTATCTATTAAGTTCATCTAATATGGGCGGACTTGCAACATACGAAATGTTTGCAGGATACCAAGAACTAGTAGGACGTATGTTTGGATCATTTATTGAATTTAAATGGAACACTACAACAAAAGAACTACTGTTATTACAACGTCCAAGAGCAGAAGAAGAACTATTACTTTATGTTTACAACTATCGCCCTGATAGCGAATTACTAAAAGACTACCTAGCAATTCAATGGATTAAGGACTATGCTCTAGCAACTGCTAAAATGATGTTAGGCGAAGCACGTTCAAAATTTGCTACTATTGCAGGACCACAAGGTGGTTCAACACTAAACGGTGAAGCACTCAAAGCAGAAGCACAAGCAGAAATGGAAAAACTTGAACAGGAAATTTCTACTGCTGTGCCAGGCGGCGTTGGCTACGGATTCACAATTGGTTAATGTCTGAGTTTAGCCACAAAGAAGCCTACAGGCTTTTTTGGATGGTTAAAGGCCACTTAAATTCAAGCGAACAAACAATCTTTCAATCAGCACCCGGATACTTCAAACGCTTATGGCATAACGAAGAGGCGTATGCCAAAGAAGAAGGTTTTGAAGAAGCATATCAGAAAATACTTGACAACAAGTAACTTAGGTTATATAATAATAACTTAACTTAGGAGTTTCTATGATAATTGGTATTTGCGGCTTAATTGGTAGTGGTAAAGATACTATTGCTGGGCATCTTATTTCTGAACATAATTTTGAAAAAATCTCATTTGCAGATAAACTTAAAGATGCAGTAGCAGAAATGTTTGAGTGGGATAGAGAACTGCTAGATGGTAAAACTGAGCAAAGCCGTTTTTGGCGAGAACAAGTAGACCAATATTGGACAGCAGAAACAGGGCGTACTATTACTCCTCGTTTAGTATTACAAGAGTTTGGTACAGAATGTATGCGTGATGGGTTCTTTGACGGAATTTGGGTTAGTTTAACTAAGAAGAAGATCATCGAAAATCCACACAAAAACTTTGTTATTCCAGATGTGCGTTTTCCTAATGAAGCAAAAATGCTACACGAAGTTAATGGTCAAGTATGGCGTGTAAAGCGTGGGCAAGATCCTGCTTGGTTTACAGAGTATGTCGAATATGACGTAGAGCCTAAAGATGTACACCCATCGGAGTGGGCGTGGGCAAAGACTAAGTTTACAAGAGTATTTGAAAATAACGGAACTATTAAAGAACTTACAGATCGGGTACAAGATCACCTTGTTTCCATTTAAACCCTTCTTTGTAGATAATCTTACTACAGTTAGCACATATAGTTTTTAAGTTACTAAACCTAACATTGTTTAAGTTACCGTCTATGTAGTAAACATTGAATTGTTCTTCGTGCTTACTTTTAAATCCGCACTTATCGCATTGGTTCTTTTTAACGTATCCTGACTGTTGCCACTTAGGTTGACCGTTCTTAGGACGCCCATACCTAGTGCAACTTTCGCACTTACTTCTATAGAAAGGTTTACCCTTTTTATAGTAATTTATAGCAACAGGTCGTTGTCCGCAACTGCATAAAGGTCTCATATAGTTATTTACCTGCCCTTTTTGATCCCTTTTTATAGGTATATAACGGTATGATTTATTCCAATTCGTATAAATAATAGTAAGAATAGTATTTAGGAACATACTACCAACAGGAGAAAACAAAATGGCTTTAGTATCACCAGGAGTACAGGTCAGCGTAATTGATGAGAGTTTTTATACTCCCGCTGAGCCAGGTACAGTACCAATGATTTTTGTTGTATCTGCACAAGATAAAACAAATGGATCAGGAACAGGGACTGCAACAGCAACACAGGCTGTTAATGCAGAAAAACCTTATTTAATTACATCACAAAGAGAATTGACAGAATTATTTGGCGATCCTCTATTTTATACAGATTCAAACAACAACCCACTACACGGTAGTGAGTTAAATGAGTACGGATTACAAGCGGCTTATTCATACTTAGGCGTTGCTAACAGAGCATACGTAACAAGAGCAAACTTGGACACTAATCAATTGAAAGCAACTTCAAGTGCGCCAGCGGCAAATCCGGCAAACGGAACATATTGGTTTGACACAACCAATTCAGTGTATGGTATTTTTGAATGGAACGGTAAGTCAGCGACTACTACTGGTGGTCAGTCGTTTACTAACAAGATTCCTACAGTAATCACAGACACAACTAAAGTAGATAGCGGAGCACCAAAGGCTTCTGTTGGTGGAATTGGCGACTACGCACTAGTATCTACTACTACACTGAACAAACTATTTTACAAAAATAAGTCAGGTGCTTGGGTAGAGGTTGGTTCTACAGCATGGATTAGTTCTTGGGCGGCCGTAACAGGTACACAAGCAAATCCAACTATCACTAACGGTGTTTCAATGAGCATTAACGGTACTCCTGTAACAGCAGGCGGTACTGCACTTAGTGATGTTGTAACAGCAATCGGAACAGCAGGAATTGCAGGTGTATCAGCGGCAGTTGTTGATGGATACTTAGAGATTTACACAACTGGCGTTGACATTGTACTAGCAACAAACAGTTCAACCCTACTTACAGAAGTGGGCATGAGTGCAGGTACTTACAAAGCACCTAAACTATCAATTGCTCCACACACACAAGTACCAGAATACAAAGCAACTGACACAGCACCAAGACCAACAGGTTCTATTTGGGTCAAGACAACTGTTCCAAACGCAGGTGCTAACTGGCAGGTTAAAGTATGGAATGACACTACACAATTATGGGACAGCAAGTCTGCTCCATTATATGCAGATGGTACAGCGGCACTTTATGGTTTAGATAAATCAAAAGGCGGTCTAAACATTCCAACAGGCGATGTGTTTATTAAATTTAATAACGATGAAGACAGCGATCCAATTGCTAACTTTAAAATTTACAGAAGATCATCAACTGGTAACACAACTGTAAAAGGTGACATTATTTCAACACAACTTACAGCAGGAACATACGGATTTGATATTGCTGAAACAGCACCTAACTCAAATGCACTAAGTTCTGCAACTACTGTAAGCGTAACTACAACAGGCGCAGTTGGCGATGCTGATTTAGTAGCAGGTGCTATTAACACAGCAGGCTTAGCAAACGTTGTTGCAAGTGTTGACTCATCAAACAGAATTGTTATTGAACACAACGACGGTGGTGATATTCACTTTACTGACACAAACGGATTGTTAGCACTAGCAGGCTTTACAGCAACAGGCTCTTCGCCAACTCCGAGATTACTTGAAGCATCAAGCAATAACGCGGCTGACTTTGTTGCAAGTAACTGGGCAGTATTAACTGTTACTAACTCCGACACAGCACCAACAGCATTAACAGCGGACGGTACATTATGGTATAGTTCAATTGTTGACGAAGTTGACATTATGATTCATGATGGTAATAACTGGGTTGGATATCAGTCAGCAACATCTCCGTTCTTTGCGGCGGCAAGTGCTGATAAAACAGATCCAGAAGGTCCAATTGTAGCGGCTACTGAACCAACTGAACAGTCAGACGGAACAGATCTTAAAAATGGCGACATTTGGATTTCAACAGCAGACTTAGAAAACTATCCTAAGATTTACAAATACAACGGTGCTACACTAAAATGGGTACAACTTGATACAGGTGATCAAACAACTGAAGACGGTATCCTATTTGCAGATGCACGTATTAATACAGCAGGTGCAAACAGTGATAAAGAAGGTACTATTGTAGATCTATTAACAAGTGATTACCTAGACCCAGACGCTCCAGATCCAGCACTATATCCAAAAGGTATGTTGCTATGGAACCTAAGACGTTCAGGTTTCAACGTTAGAAAATATGTAAGAAATTACATTGACGTTGCAGGTGAAAACGAAAGATTTGAAAACGCTGGACTACCAGAATCAATGGCAGGTTACTATCCACACAGATGGGTAACTGAGTCAGGTAACCAAGCAAACGGTGCAGGTTCATTTGGACGTAAGGCTCAACGTAAAGTTGTAGTACAAGCACTTCAAGCAATGGTTAACGGCAACCAAGACATTAGAGATGATAACTCAAGATTGTTTAACTTGATTGCGTGTCCAGGCTATTCAGAACTGATTGGTGAACTAGTTACACTAAACTATGACAGAGGACTAAGTGCTTTTGTTATTGGTGACACACCATATAGATTAACACCAGATGCTACTTCATTAAATGAGTGGGCAACTAACGTTAAACTAGCAGTTGAAGATAACGACGATGGCGCAGTAACATTTGACGAATATGTCGGAATGTTTTACCCAAGTTTATTCACAAGTGATAACAGCGGTAACAACGTAGTTGTTCCAGCATCACATGGTATCTTAAGAACTATTGCATTAAGCGATCAAGTATCGTTTCCATGGTTTGCACCAGCAGGTACAAGACGTGGTGGAATTACAAATGCAAGTTCAGCAGGTTACATCACTAGCGAAGGCGAGTTCCAAAGCGTTGCACTTAACGAAGGTCAAAGGGATACATTGTACTCAAATGCAATTAACCCAGTAACATTCTTAAGTGGTGCAGGACTTGTTAACTTTGGTCAGAAAACAAGAGCAAAAAATGCTTCAGCATTAGATAGAATCAATGTTGCAAGACTTGTTGTGTACTTACGTTCACAACTTAACAAACTTGCTAAACCTTATATCTTTGAACCTAATGATAAGATCACTAGAGATGAGATCAAGGCGCAGGTTGATTCCTTACTATTAGAACTTGTAGGTCAAAGAGCATTGTATGACTTCCTAGTAGTGTGTGACGAATCAAACAACACACCAACTAGAATCGACCGTAACGAGTTGTATGTGGATATTGCAATTGAACCAGTTAAAGCAGTTGAGTTCATTTACATTCCGCTAAGACTTAAAAATACAGGCGAGATAGCGGGGCTATAATAGTGATAAATACAATTAAGCAGGAGATATTATAATGGCAATTTCAACACTATCAAAAATTACAGTTCCATTAGATAGCAGTTCATCAGCATCTAATCAGGGATTGTTAATGCCAAAACTCCAGTATCGCTTTAGAGTGTCGCTGGAAAACTTTGGTGTATCAACTCCAACAACAGAGTTGACAAAACAGGTTCAAGACGTTACTAGACCTAACGTTTCGTTCGAACAAATCACAGTTGATGTTTACAACTCACGTGTATACCTAGCAGGTAAACATAGTTGGGAACCAATTACATTAACACTACGTGAAGATGTTTCAAACAACGTACAAAAACTAGTTGGCGAACAACTACAGAAACAATTTGACTTCTTCGAACAGTCAAGTGCGGCTTCTGGTAGTGATTACAAATTCGTTACTAGAATTGAAATGTTAGACGGTGGTAACGGTGTTAACACAGCAACAGTTTTAGAAACATTTGAACTATACGGTTGTTACTTAGAAAGTGCTAACTACAACTCATTAGCATATTCTACTAACGATCCAGTTACAGTTTCATTATCTATTAGATACGATAACGCAATCCAAACACCACAAGGTACTGGTATTGGTACAGCAGTAGGTAGAACAGTTAATACTGCAATTACAGGCGGCGGCGCAAGTTAATAGGTAATATATAATATTTCCTGAAACTTTAAAAGGGGCTTATTTTTAATAAGTCCCTTTTTCTTTATATACGTACTTTATTTTAAGGATAAATATTAGTATGGCAAACAAACTCAATGGATTCTTAGATAATTTAATAAGTGGAGCATTAAGTCCAAAAGGTAATATGGCGGACTTTGCTCATGCGGCACGGTTATATGTTGACGATGCACATCGACTATCGCCTAAACATAGATTCCTGTATCATGTAAGTTTTAACTTAAACCCTGAAGCAGTCGCACTTATTCCGCAACTTAAAACACAAGAACTTAATATGCTTGTGAAAAGCGTTGACCTACCAAAGTATCAAATTAGTACTACACTAAAACATCAATACAATAAAAAACGTAATCTACAAACACGTTTAGATTATGATCCTATTAACATTGTATTCCACGATGATAACTATGGACAGACTACAGCAATGTGGGAAGCATATTATAGATACTATTTTAAAGATGGTAACTATGCAAGTGCTGATGGTAGTAGACAACCTAATACACGTAACCCTGCATATGACAGAGGTAATACATATTCAAACAGTGAACGAAACAAATATAGATATGGTATGGACAACGATACCTATAAAAACTTCTTTGATAGTATACAAATCTATCAAATGGCAAGACACAGATATACTTGTTTCACACTAGTTAATCCTATTATTAGTTCATGGTCACATGATACTATGGCTAACAGTGATAGTCAAACAGTTGAAAACCAAATGCAAGTACAGTATGAAACTGTATGGTATGCAAGAGGACCAATTACAGAAGGTTCAGCACCTAAGATGTTTGGACCAGCAAGTGGACATTATGATAGTACACCATCACCTAATTCACTAGCAGGTGGCGGAGCAGTTAACTTATTTGGCCAAGGTGGTATTGCATCAGGTGCCGCAGAAGTGTTTGGAGATATTACAGACGGTTCTGCTTTTTCAAGCACCTCAAACTTTTTAGGTACAGTATTAAAAGCATCAAGTGTTGTTACTAATGCTAAAAACTTATCAAGTGCCGGTATTAGACAAGAAGGCTTTGGTATCTTAAAAGATCAAATTGGTAAAGCCGCAGGTATTGATGTAAGTGGTGTTGCAAACGTAGCATTTCCAAAAAGTAGTGGTCTAGGTGGAAGCCTAAGTACTGTTACAGCAGTAGCAGGTGTTATCGGTCTTGGTGCAGTTGCAAACGAAGCACTAGGTAATCCACTAGGTAAAGCCGTTGATTATCTTGGTTCAAATACTAATGCACTTGACGACTTAGCAAAGTCAACTAACTTTAAGAAAGACCATATCAACAACGGCGGATCGCCAACACCGGACGCTATAAATAGTGCATATAACAATTTGTCAAGTGCTGATAAAAATTCTGCTAGATCAACTGCGATGGCAAATATTAAATCGCACAATCAGAATTTTAACTTGACGTAAGGATTTAATCATGGGTGAAAATATAAATTCAACAACAGGTACAGTAGCATCAAATGTTACAGGTAACCTACCACAAGATAATACAGTATTAGATAGTGCTACAAAAGTAAAAGCATTATTTGATCAATACTACACCCGAACATTAGAATTTCCAAGCAACGAAGTTGATGCTACTGTTGGCTTCTTTGAAAAAAGAAATTTTGATACAACTAGTGCTCAAACAGTTGCAACAATTATTTTACAACAAGCAAAAATTGATAACGTAAAAGTTTTCGAATTACTTGATACATTAAAAGGTTTTAATGACGCACAATTAAGTAATGTGGTTACAGAAATTTTAAACTATAACAGAGGCAAGATTAGTTCACTAGGTTATAGAATTTCTGAAACTTCTACAAAGTTAGATGCACGTAATATAATGGTATAGTCCAATGGCGAAGTTCGCTCAAGGAAGATACAATCTAAAATATCCAGACAAATATTTAGGTCGTAAAACTCCCCTATATAGAAGTAGTTGGGAATTTGCATTTATGAAATTCTGTGATGAAAATCCTAGTGTAAGTAAATGGGCTAGTGAAAGTGTACGTATTCCATATCGTGACCCTTTAACAGGAAAATTTACAATTTATGTTCCAGACTTTTTAATACAATACACAGATCGTAATGGAAAAGGGCGTGTAGAACTTATTGAAGTAAAACCTGAGAACCAGGCACTAAAAGAAAGAATAGGTAGAGATAGAGGCCGTCAAGCACAGTATATACGTAACCTTGCTAAATGGGAAGCCGCTAGAGCATGGTCTAAACAGAAGGGTATATACTTTAGGGTTATTACCGAAAATGACATTTTTCATAACGGCAAAAGAAAATAGGATAAATAATAGTAGCATTTAATGGTATAAAGAAATGACAAAGAAACTAGAAGAATTATTAAATTTGCCTGACTCGCAAGATATTATTGCTGAAGAACAAGAAAAGGCAAAAACTAAAGATAAACAAACAGCAGTAGTTGAGCATGAAGAAACTCAACGCAATATTGCTGAGTTAGATAAAATTGCCGCGGCGTTACCACAAGTTAAAGGTTTGGGTGAATTAGCAGATAAAGAACTTAACGAAGTAGCACAAAAGGCTATGGATGCATACGATGATCTAATGGATTTAGGTATGAATGTAGAAAGTCGTTACAGCGGTAGAGTGTTTGAAGTTGCTGGTAATATGCTTAAAACCAACCTAGATGCTAAGGTTGCTAAACTAGATAAAAAACTAAAAATGGTTGAATTGCAACTCAAAAAAGAGAAAATGGATAAAGAATCTAATCCAGACGGTCAAGATATTATTAACGGCGAAGGTTATGTGGTTACAGATCGTAATAGTTTGATTGAAAAATTAAAGAACATGGATAAATAATATATAATAGGATATATGACAATGAAAACATTTGCGGATTATTTAACAGAGTCTAAAAAGACTTATAATTTTAAAGTTGGTATTGCTGGAGAGTTACCAGAAGGTTGTGTAGACCAAATGGAAACAGCATTACAAAAATATGGTATTCAGAATATGAGTTCTGGTAAGAAAACTCCTATTACAGAACGTCCATTAGACTTTCCGCAGTTACAAAATAAAGAAGTACATTACTATGAAATGGAACTACAATATCCTACTACAGTACAAGTTTTAGCAGAATACATTTCACAATCTTGCGGTATTGATACTTCACATTTAATTGTAAGAAATTTAGACGCACCACAAGAAACATATCAAGATACACAATACGATAAAGTTTACGAGCCTAAGTTAGCAACAGAAGATATGGGCGGCGAATCAGCACAAGACGATGTTGGTGTAAATAGAACAATGGGTTTATTAGCAGAATTAGAAAAAGCACGTAAGGAAAGAGAAAACGATCCTGGTATTGCAACAGAGGCTAATAAAGAACAGAAACAGATGGCTATGGATGAGCAAGAATCATCAGTAAGTCCAGTAGGGAGCAAATAATGAAATTAAATGATATCTACAAAAAGATTGATGCGTTAAACGAAGCAGTATCAATGAACATTTCAATGTCCGGTGATAACGCTCAAGACGTTGGTGATCTTTTTAATATGATGCGTGGTGAAAAACCAGCAGAACCAAAGATGCTTCCACCTTTACCCCCAAGAGATGATATTGAAAAAAGTTTATCAATTATTGACAGACCAGGCAAAGACATGGATGATCTTAAACCAGGAAAGCAAGGCGCACCTTGTCCAATTTGCGGCAAGAATCATTTAGGCGCAAGTAGTTGTAATGACTCTGTAGAAGACGAAGAAGTACCAGTTGAAGAGTGGGACAACGAACCAGATGAAACTTATCAAGATACAAAGTATATGACAAAAGATTTATCAGGCGGATTAAACAGATCTAAAAAATCTTATCCAAAAGTTGCAGGCGGTGATAACCCAATGGCACTAGAAGATCAAATTAAACAAGAATTAGCGGCAAAGTTAGCAGAATACATGGCAGAAGAAGAAGGCGGATGTGAATGTTGCGATGGCGGCGAATGCAACTGTGGACCAGATTGTCCAGACTGCGATTGCAAGTAATTAATTAAGTATTAAGTTAGCAAACCAAATAGGGCCTACGGGCCCTATTTTTTTGAGTAAATACTATACTATGGCAAAGAGTTTAGACGGCGTTCTTACTAAGAAAGCCAACCAAAGAGAAACATTTACTAACGAGAATATCGAGGATCTCAAGAAGTGCATGGATCCTGATACCGGCTACCTATATTTTTCTGAAAAGTTTGCTTACATTCAACACCCCGTAAAAGGTAAACTTTTATTTGATCCTTTTACATATCAAGAAAGACTTTTAAAAAGTTATCACGATCATCGTTTTAATATTAATATGTTACCCAGACAGACAGGTAAAACTACTTGTGCCGCTGTTTACTTAACTTGGTATGCGATGTTTCATCCAGATCAAACTGTACTAATTGCCGCACACAAATATTCAGGCGCACAAGAAATTATGCAACGTATTCGTTACGTTTATGAATGTTGTCCTGATCATATTAGAGCAGGAGTTGTTAACTACAACAAAGGTAGTATTGAATTTGAAAATGGTTCACGTATTGTAAGTGCTACCACAACAGGTAACACTGGTAGAGGTATGTCCATATCATTACTATACTGTGACGAGTTTGCATTTGTGAATCCTAGTATTGCTGATGAGTTTTGGACTTCAATTTCACCTACACTAGCAACAGGTGGTCGTGCTATTATTACAAGCACACCTAACTCAGACGAAGATACATTTGCTATTATTTGGAAAGAAAGCCAAAACAAGTTTGACGATAATGGCAACGAACAAGAAGTAGGTGTAAACGGATTTCATGGGTTTACTTGTAGTTGGGACGAGCATCCTGACAGAGACGAAGAATGGAAAAAGGCAGAGATAGGACGTATTGGTGAAGAACGATTCCGTCGTGAGTATGGTTGTGAATTCTTAGTCTATGACGAGACACTAATTAACTCAATCAAACTTGCAAGTATGGAAGGTATTGATCCTATACTCAATATGGGACAAACACGTTGGTACAGTAAACCAAGCGGTGATAAGACTTATGTAGTTGCATTAGATCCGGCAATGGGCACAGGCGGCGATTATGCGGCCATACAAATATTTGAATTACCAACCTACAAACAAGTAGGTGAATGGCGTCATAATCAAACAGCAATACCAGGACAAATTAGAATTCTAACAGATATTTGTAACTATATTAAAGACCAATGTCACAACGATGGACAAAACATTTATTGGAGTGTTGAAAATAACACTATCGGTGAAGGAGCATTAATTGTTATTAGAGACCTTGGGGAAGAGAATATACCAGGAATGTTAGTAAGTGAGCCTATGCGTAAAGGTCACGTAAGAAAATTCCGCAAAGGATTTAATACTACACACGCAACCAAAATAAGTGCTTGTTCAAGATTAAAAGCCATGATAGAATCAGATAAACTAGTAGTACATAGTAAAGTATTGCTAAGTGAATTAAAAGCATTTGTAGCCAGCGGTAGCAGTTACAAAGCAAAACCAGGTGAAACAGATGACTTAGTTTCAGCAACATTACTAACTATGCGTATTATTGCTGTGCTAAAGGATTGGGATCCTAGGGTATATGAAACCTTTAATCATGCTGAAACAGATGAAGATCATGTACCGCCAATGCCTATATTCGTTTCGACTAACATAAGATAAATACTAATATGAGTAATATGGAGCCTATTTCAGAACGTTTATTTGCCAAAATTAGAGGCAGATTCCCATCTGTGACTATTGGTGATGCCAGTGGTACAGTAACTGACCAACCAAGTCAAGCAAGATATTTTGATTTTGATTACAAGGAAGGGGCTAAAGTATTAGGAAAAGTAAGTGTATCATTAGATGAAAATGGTGTTGTTGTTTTGTTTAATACAGACATCATGGCTGAAGCAGATGAATCAGAAAAGAACAACTGGTACGAGTTTTTAAAAGAACTTAGATTCTTTGCTAAAAAGAATATGCTAAATTTTGATACAAGAGATATAACAAAAAGCAACTTAGATAAAAGGGACTATGCACACCTAACTAGAACTGCCGGAGACAAACAAATGAGTGAAAGTAAATTGTATGGTACTGCTAGAACAAGTTACGAAGATGTAGATAATGCACGTCTTGTTCTTAAACATACGCAACCAATTAATCAAGAACTACCAGCAGGTAGAACACAACACGTACACAGCATTTATATTGAAAGTGCTGATGGCGAAAGATACAAATATCCATTTAGACATTTAAATGGTGCAAGAGCGTTAGCACGTCACGTCTCCAACGGTGGTAACCTTTATGATGACTTTGGTCAGCACATTGTTAATATGTCTGAAGAATTAAACAAACTACGTCAATTTAGAACTTACATGAATAGATCAGCAGTAATGGCAGAAGGACTGAAAGGCTATTTAGATATTGTTAGTGAAAGAGTTGAAACTATCAAAAACGAAGTTCAAAAATTACAAAGACAAAATTATTATACAGAAGCAACAAAAGATTTCAAACCAGTAGTAAAAGAAGAAGTTCCAGAAGATTTACAAAATGCTTGGGTTGATGAATTAACTATTAGAACATTTAACGAAGAACTTAAATCTGTATTCCCATACATTTATGGTTTAGTACAAGAAAGAAATCAAGTTCAAGAAATGGGTCCAGAAGATTTACTTGGCGAAAAAGAAGCACAAGACAATATGGGTTTCTCAGATAAAGAAATTAAAATGGCTTATGGCGTACTAAATGATCCAAGATACAAAGGCGGCAACTATTCAGGTGCTGTTGATACAATTGAAAAGATTGCAAAAGGACTTTCAGACCATCCAGGTGTTAAGAAAGCACTACAAAGAACAAACGAAACCCCAGAAGCAGATTTTGAAAAAGCAATGAATTCAATTGTAAGCGAAGAAGAAGATCAATTATTTGCGGGTGGCGATAAACAAGAAGAAGCACTTGGCAAACTTAATAACTTAATGGCTGAGCATTTCCCAGCAGGCATTAATGGTGCAAACGCTATCCAAAGTTTAAAAGGTGTAATTGATGATCCAATGCTTTTAGATATGTTTAAAAAGGTAGGACAAAAAGATGCAGATTCAGACGTTCGTCCTTTAGTTATTAAGTATGTAAAAGGTAAAGATCCACAAGTAGCAGAAAAAATTGAGCAAGGTGAAGTACCTGCTGAGCCAACAGCAGAACCAGAAGCG